AATGTTCGAGCTATGCCACTGGCGGCTTTCGTAGATGTCTTTCATCAGCAGCCAAGTACCGTTGCAGCTATCGTCATAGACGCTGGACGGCTTGCCCTGATGGACGACGATGAAATCTTTGGCAGAACCATTTACTTTCAGCTTGATGGTGCTGCCGATCGCTTTGGAGCTCAAGGTCACATAAGCCATAAAAAGAACCTCCTGTTGTGTATTACATCCACGGCGGAATGCTGTTAGGTCGCGGTTCGGGCTGGAACAGGTCTTCGCGGGGTGCAAGCTCACCTCTTTTCCTGCGGATGTTCTGCTCCTGCTTCACCCGGCGCAGGGCGCGGACGCTCCTCGTGGAGTTGATTTTTCTCCGAGGCTTTACATCCACGCCGATGATTGCCGAGACCTTCTTGGCATATTTCAGCCGTAATGCGTAGGTGTCACCGTAGGATGCAAAGGCATCCCACGCTACGAAGCTGGTGATAACAGCTTCTCTGGTCACTTCCCCTGCCGGGTAGGCTTCCTCCCAGTATTTGACGCGGGTCTGGATGCGCTGAATCTCCGAGCGGCGGAGCTTCTGGACGCAGGCTCCGCTATCCGTCAGGTAACTATGGAAGCCCAGAAAATCCAGCCCGTTTTTCAAGGGGAAAATTGCTGTCTTAGAATTGAGTTCGAGGTGTAGGTCGCTCATCCAGCGCTCAATATCCTTCAAAAGAAGCTGAAGTTCCCGCTTTGTCCGGGCGATGACGTAGAAATCGTCCATGTATCGTCCGTAATAGCGGCATCCCCGGTCTTCCTTGATGTAATGGTCGAACTCGTCAAGGAACATCAGGGCGAGCAGTTGGCTGGTTTGATACCCAAGGGGCAGGCCGTCGGTCTTGTCAATGTAGATGCACATGAGGTCGTAGAACGCCATATCTACGCCGCGCTTCTGCATCAAGGCCCACAGTTTTGCTTTCAGGATGTCGTGGTCGATGGAGGCGAAGAAATGGTGAACATCGCACTTCAGCACCCATCCGTCCGCGCTGCCGTTCTTGCGGTAGTAATCGACCATGTGGCCCTTCAGGCGCACGATGGCATCCAGTGTCCCCTTGCCGCGCTGCGAAGCGTGGTTGTCACGGATGAAGCCGGTGCAGATCGTGTCGTACAGAACATTGTCCGTCAGTGCATGGAGGACCACCTTGTCCACAAAAGCGGGAGCCTGCACAAGCCGTTTCTTCGGCTCATAAACATAAAAGACCTCGAAGCCGCTGGGCTTGTAGGTCTTTTGGTTCAGAACGTATGACAGCTTATCCGTGCAGATCAGAGCATTGGCCTCGTATTGAGCCGTTCCCGGCTTGCTCCTCTTGCCTTTTCGTGCTTCCAGATACGCCTCATAGAGGGTCTGGAACTCGCACATTTCCTGATATGTCATGTGTTTTCACACATATTTTCTTCCCCCGGCTGAGGTGGTAGAGGAAGCTACCAGCCGGGCGTTCGTCTAATACCGGTCCGCTTCCTCACGGCAGCAGACTGCGCCCGCAGAGGACGGCCTGCCTCGGTATGATGTGTTTATCGTCGGCCGTAAAGGCTTCCGACAGGATGCGACTCCCTTTGATGATGGGCGCACTGTTTTCACCCGTTGCCGGGCTACTCATCTCGCTTTTCCATCAGAGCGGGGCGGATGCCGTTCGAGTTGGAGCAGTTGTTGTTGTTCCAGTCGCCATTGGAGTTGACGTACAGGGCGTTGTTGGAGTTGTTGCAGTTCGGAGAGCGGAGCCACCAGTTGGCGGCCGATTCGAGTCGCACCCTATATCAAGCGGGAAACCCGCAGGATACCTTGATTTTTCCTGTTCTTTCAGGAGTTCGCGGACGATAGCCTTTACCATCGCCGCCTGCTGCTTGAGTTCTGCCTGACGGGCCTGCTCCCGGAGCTTTTCAGCGCGGGTGGTGTCCTTCTGCTTCCACGACAGAACCATATTCTTTACATCCTGAACCTTCCGCGTCCAAACAGCGCTTTTGCTTATGGAAATAACGCCATCGTTCAGAACGAGCTGGATATACTCATTCAGCAGAGAACATTCGTCGAGAACTACGCCCAGCAGCCGCAGGCGTTCCTCGTACTCGGTCTGGAACATCTTTCCGTTGGCCGCGTGAATGTCCCGAACGATGCTCTTGGCAATCAGGCGCATATCTTCGCCGTAGCAGCGGTAGAGCGCCTTTGTGAAGCCCTCCCGGTGCGTTTGGTCGAGATATACGATGGACTCAGAGCAGACCTTCTGGACGTCCCGGATGTCGTCAAGCGCGGCTATCTTCTGGAAAATCTGCCGAACGTCTTTGCGTGAAATATCCTCGGCCACCGTTTTCGTCGCTTGGTTCGTGTATTTCAGCAGCTCCCTCGCCTTGTTTCCGAGGAGATATTCTTTGTCAGCCATGCTCGCACCTTCTTTCAAGGCAGGGGCCATTTCTCGCAGCCTCCAGATCGCTGGCAAGACCATAGAAAGAGCAGCGGTCGCCCAAAACTATCAGGCGACCGCTGTTTCCGCTATGAGTGATGCCGCAGAGCATCAGGTGCGTGCTCCGCACATATTTGCAGGGAGGTTCGAGGCTGACGAACAAATTCCCGATGATGCAGGAAAGCTCACCGGGCAGACACGAAAATTCAATGTGTTCCATCAGAACTCGATCCTCTTTGCCGTGGTGTTCCAGACACCCTCTACCACCGTGCCGTCCAGCGTTTCAAATGTGACCGTGAACGGATTGCCGGTGACAGAGGTATTGAACATCAGCTCCAGCAGAGCCAGCCGGGCGGACACGTCAGAAATACTGTTCTGGATGGAGTGGTGGGCTTCCTCGTTGTCGTTGTGTGCATCCACGAGCTTCTGCGCTTCCTTCAGGAATGCCGGGAGCATCGTGACCGAGCAATACTGCTCTACGTCCTCTGCCGTCATCCACGCCTCGCACTTGTAGTCAACGGTGACGCCCAGTCCCTCGCCGATGACGATGCACACCGGGAAGCGGCGGACATCCACGCCGGTATTGGATGCAGCGCTGACGTACTGCGGGTAGTCACCCAGCGTGCCATAGTAGATGAGGACCTCGCCCTTGTCCGGGTCAAATGCGAACACGCCGAACTCCCGGAGCCAAAATCCGTGGTCAAGCCCGCCGTTCAGGTCGGAGCGGTACTCCACGATCATGCGGACGCTGGCTCCATCATAGACCGGCGCGGTCGATGTGCCAGCGGCCACCGGCTCTACCAGCGCGGTCATCGTGGCCGGCTTCACATCATCCGGGACAGTGCCGCTGCCCACCATAATCTTGGAAATCGGGAGCTGCTGCCCGGCAACCAGCTTGGCAATCAGCTCTCGGCCGCTGTCAGTAACAACAAAGCCATAGTAGCTCATAACTCATCCTCCTCAAGTTCAGGCAGTCTTGTCTGCGTGATATTCTGCGCTGCGGGAACCGGCAGCACGGTGTCGATGAATGCTTCGCCAGTTTCGATCTCCGGCAAGGTCGTTGTCATATAGCCCCGGCCCAGAATGCCATCGACCGGCACATCTGCAACCATTTCAGGAGCCTCGGTGTTTGCCACCACCAGAATTGCTACACCCGCCGCCTTGATGAACGGAGCGTTCAGCAGTTTGGAAACGTCAGCTTCCGGTGTCAGGGCATCGGTTTCAAAAATCATCGTGGCCGGGATGGCCGGGTCCTCGCGGTAATGCAGGGGCTTATCCCAGAACATTTTGAACGCCCGGATGATGTCATAGTAGGTGCAGTTGTTGGTGTTCTTCCAGATTTTGTATATCAGGTACGTTCGGTAGGCATCGTCATCCAGCACATAGACAGATTCTTTGGTGCAGGCCAAAGCACCGGCTTCAAGGCGGGTCAGAACCGCATTGTCGCCGATGCCATCAAGCTGCTTCCCGACTGCGGTCTGGATATTCCGCTTGTCGCGCAGGTCTTCGTAGAACTGTCGAACCTCGTTCAGCTCATCACCAACGGCCTCCATGAGCGCGTCGATGACGGGCTTGCTCTTGAACTGCTCCACAAGATCATCCCGGAGCTTCTGGACGTAATCAACCATCCATGACCACCTCAATCCTGTTTTCGTCCGTAACGGCCCGCTCCCGCGCCGAGATGGACACGCTGCGCTGGGTATAGCCAGTGGGCATATCTCCGTCATTCGGCGTTGCAAACAGCCATACGTCGATGTAGTCGATGCCAGACACCTGAAGGTTAAACTTCTGCGGGATGACGTTCTCGCCCGCCCCCAGTGCGCTCATTTTCTCCAGAATCTGCTCTTTGACAAGCTCGACATAGTTGGTAGGCGGATTTGTGTTCGGACTCAGAGTGATGCCAACCTTGAACCAGACCTTGACGTACGTCGGGCGGTTGAAGCGCACCACGATGTCTTCGCCGTAAACACCGTGCAGGGTAGTCTCTACGCTGCCGAAAGTATTGATGCCGCCCGCCTTTGTGTTCAGGATTTGCTGTGCAATTTCCGTTGCGTCGCCGCCCTCAACCACAACTTCGATGCTGTGCGGCCACCGGCCGGCAGAATCGACTTCATTTGCGCAGTTTTCATAGGGAGCCACGCTCACCACGCCCTGCACATTTTTCAGGATGGCGCTCTTGATGCTTTCCAGCATGGCAGACGAGCGGTTGTAGATTTTGTTCGTGTAGGACTTTCTGAACTCCACATCACTCTCTGCGAGCTGACCGGCAACATAGCTTCCCACGTTGACCACGGACTCCATGCCCGGAACAGCTTTCGTGATCTTCGTGATTACGCCGTTCGGAATGAAGATGTCGCCCGGCTCGGCAGTCTCAAATGTGACGATGCTGCCCACAGAAGCAGTGGTCAGGTTTTCTGACAGGACCAGCGTATTGGAGCTGGTTTCATCGACCGCCTCGATCACGATGGTGTCGTTGATGACCGTCACATGAAAATCCTTATCCGTGATGGCCGTTCCCAGAGCCTCTAAGGCTTCGCTGGTGCTTTGTTTGGGGTCAGGGGTGATGGTGTATAGGTTTCCGTTAAGAGCCACCCCAAGGGCCGTTGTAGCCGCCGGTGATGCAAGAATGACGGTGGCCTTGTTGAAAGCCGACCTCGTGATGGTTGCATCTGCGGTAGCCATCAGGCTGGTTGCCGGGTTTGTGTCGGATGCAATCACCGTTCCTGCCGGAATGGTTGTTCCGTCCAAACCTGTGCAGAGGATGCTGTAATAGGACTTTGCTGCCATTTCACGGGTGGAGCCGCCAAACTGTGCGGCATAGTCCAGACTTACGCCTGTGGCGCTGGATGTGTACTGCGAGTGGTACACATCTACGCCAAATTCCCACAGCTCTGCAATCTCATCTGCGACGTTGGTCAGAATGTGATTCAGCAAAGACTGCGGATTCTGCCGGGTGTTTACGCCGAGGCGGTCTGTCATCTTGCTGTGCATATCCTCAAGGATGACATCAAGGCGTTTCGGATTTGGCCCCTGCGGGGTCAGGCCATATTTTGCCACGGGATTTTGACCTCCTCTCTAAAACTGTCCTCATCCGTGTTGAACGTGATCTCCACGGATGCCCTACGGCTTTTCTTGTCGATGTTGAACAGGATTTCCGATATATCCGTTACTCCATCGACAGACATCACGGTTTCCCGGATAAGATGCCGGAGTTTGGACTCATTCGGATTTTTGACCAGCAGGTTCTCAAAGTACGGAAAGCCGAGCGAAGACATCAGCCGCCACTCTCCGAAGAACCAGAGCAAACGAATACGGACAGCCTGTACGATGCTGTCCGTAGCTGAAATGTCGCCTGCCGCCGAGAGTTCTAAGTCCCCGGTGGCATCGAGCTTCAGGTCTATCACGCTTTTTCCTCCTTTACTGCGGCTTCCCAGTCATGCCGCCGCTGTCGCCCCTGTGGACGTGGTTTGCAAGGCTGATGCTCCCGCCGGATGCCTTGACATCATCCCTTGCGGTGATGCCACCCTTGACCGTGAGCTTTCCGGTGATGTCCACGCCGTCGGGTGAAATTGCCAGCACCGTGCCGCCGACTGTGACCTGCACAAGGCTCGGCTCCACTTTGACCTTGGCCGAACCGAGAGTCAGTTCTGCGGTCTTGGGCGTGATCTTGGCCTTTGTGTCGCCTGCGGCAATGGCTACGGCATCCTCATCACAGGCCAGCTTCATGGTGCTGTTGCCGCCAGATGTAAGATTTGGAATGGCAATGGCGTTGGTCAAGTCGAAATTCAGCTTGGTGTCAGTTTCCTTACCATACATCCAGTAATCAAGCGCCTGTTCGCTGAAAACCAGCAGACATCCATCGCCTTTCTTGATGGGCCATGCGATAGTGACGTTTTTGCTCTGCGGGAACATGACCGGGACTCCTGAGATTTCTGGGAAGTCCATCGTGCTGCCATCAGGCTTTGCGAACTTTGCCTTTGGCAGAACGGTGGCAACACCCTTGGTCGGGTCGTAGCTTTTTATCTCGCCCGGCAGTGCCGTGTGCATATCCTCCGTCGCGCTGCGGGCGCTTTTATTGATCTGGTCAACAAACTCCTGCATCATTTCTGTTTCACCTCCAGCAGGCGGGCTGTGCAGCTCCACGAACCTTCCATGTTGTCGCCCTCAATCCGCACCGAGTAGACCCGGAAATAGCCCTTGACCACCTTGCTATTCAGGTACACATAATCGTCCAGCCCGATTGCGGCGTTCATCAGGTACTCCACGTCCCAGCCGTAGCTGTATCCCTTGTCCTCATTGGAGATTTGGACACGCTCTGGGAGGCCCAGCAGGCCCGTTTCTGCCGAAAGCTCATACACCTCGCGGCTCATCGTATCTCCCGGCTTTTTGACCTGCAAGACGCCGTTGTTGATGCTCCAGACCAGCCCGCTTGTTTCACAGGCTTTCGTCAGCACATTTCTGGCCGGACCAACGTAGCTGTATCCATTGGGGATGTCCTTAAACTCGGCGTTGTAGGAGAAGGAAACCGTCACGCCCATCTGGTCAGCGGTGTCCTGAATCAGGTTCTTGCAGTTTACAGCCCCGGAATAACTGACGGAAACGTAGGTGTCACGGACTTCAATGCGGTTATCCACCAACTCGATCTCCGTTGACCTGTCTGCTCCGTCAGCCTTTGTCGTGGCAAATGTGACCACGCCGGTGAAGATGAGCGGACGGGTGTCGCCGTACCCCGCATGGAGTACAACCACGCAGTCGTTTTTGCTCAGCTCTGCAAGGTGTTCATCGTTCAGGTTCCAGATGGTCACTTTGGCCGTGTTCTGGCTGTTGGTGTCCGCCTTCTCTACGGAGAACGATACGTGCAGCGGTCGCTTGCCGCTGCCAATTTCAAACCCGGTCGAGCCTGCCTTGCCCGCCGCCAGCCGGTACTGCCTGTCGAAATTCTTCACGGCATTCTCCCCTTTCGATGGCAACAAAAAAGGCCGCGTTTCCGCAGCCCTGAAGGTTTCCTCTTACTTCGCCTTGCTGAGTTCCTTCTTCAGCAAAACGCATTCCAAAATGATATTGTCCAGCCGCTCAATGAGCGCCCCTCCACCTGCTTGCAGCGGTTCCCGCTTAAAGGCTTCGGGTTCCGGCTTGAGGCTCTGGGGAGGTTCCGTTAGTTCTTTCTGCGCCGGCTTTTTATTCCATGCCGGGTACGCTCTTGCCACTTCCTCTCCCATTTCCTGCGTCTTCGGTATCACTTCATCCTCCAACCAGCGAATCGCTGCATAGGGCGCAGGTCTGCGGCACAGGAGCTTCACGGCGTTTTCCGCAGAAAAGCAGGTAAAATCGCAGCGGCCACGCCGTATACCATTGTCCCAAGGAACTTTCCTCAAAACAGATTCAATACGGTTCACGCCCTGATTGCCGCCGGTGACGGCTTTTCTCGGCTGTTCATAGCCCGCGATTGCCGCGAGGTCCGGCCCGCAGAAGAACGGAGTTCCGTCCGGGTCAAAAACGACCCGCAATTCCTGCCGTTCCGGCGTGGTGAAAATCACGCAGTTGTCACGCATTCCGATCACCTCCGTAGAAGCAGCTCCGCAGCCCTTTGTTGCGGGCATTGAAGATTTCCCGGAGAATCACAACGGCGCGTTCCGCCTGCTCCAGCTTGCCATCCGCGAGGTTGCTGTCCACCATGTCGATGGCGACACCGACATCGCCCATACGGATGACCTCGCGTTCAAGGTCCATAGCACTCATATCAGCACACTCCTTTATTCTTGCAAGAAGCCCGCTGACATGATATAATCGTGTCAACGGAACTTCTCAGGATTGTTCCGGGCAAGATGTAGGAACCAGCGGTGCTTTGCATGGGCGAGCCGCTGGTTCTTTTTTTGTTTGCCCGGTTCACATCTTCATTCTAACTTACCGTTCTGGTAATGCAATGAAAGTGACCAATGATATGAGCGTTTTGCGAAAGTTTCCCGTTTTGGTCAGTCCGAGGACTGTCCGGCGGACAATCCAACGGATTCTGTGTAAAATCGGCCATTTTGAGCGACATTCATCCCAAAACCTCTGGAAAGCCTCTGATTAAACCCGGACTTTACCAGTAAAAGTATATGGAAATTTGTCTGGAACTTTCTGAGAACGAATTGTCAAACCCGTCATCGAAGATTTGTTCAAAATGAGAATTGATTTTACCGGATGATTTGTTCCAGCATTATGCCGGGACGAACACAAAACGAGCCGTCCCATCGGCAAAATCCTGCCTACCGACGCTCTCCTTTTCGGTCAGGACAGCGAAGATGCCGCTGGGCATATCATCCCGGCCGAACAGCAGGTTGAGCGGAAACTGCGGAACCATCTTGACACCGAGCAGCAGTGGCGTTCCGAGTGAATCCATCACTCCGAGCATCCAGTAGCCGCCGGTGTCATTCCATGTGAAGCGCAGTTGATACAGCCTGCTTTGGAGGGAAACTTTGACAACGCTGTCGTTCATGTCCGGGACTTCGATAACGAAGTAGTCCACGAACGCCCTCCTTATCCCAGCAAGCCGAAACTGCTGGCAGCGTTATAGAGAACAGAACTCCTGCTGGAGCTGGACGAACCAGACGAAGAACCGCTGGATGAGCTGCTTCCCGCTGTGCTTGCGGCAGTGGTGCTTGCTTTTCCAGCGGCTTTTCCTGTTTTACCCGACTTGCCGTAGCTGGCCGGGATTTCTGCGGTGGCGGTTTCCGTCACCTCGATCTTCTTGAAGGAAATCGGGATTTCGCGGGCGTAGCCGACCTCCACAGACTTCTTGATGTTCATGCTTGTAATCACCATGTTGGAATACACGCAGTCAGTGGTCGTGACTTCGAGAATCTTCTTGGCGAAATACAAGTCCTTCAGCCGACGAACAACACCCTCCGTCTTTCCGGGGCCGGAGCCTGTGCGCTCCCGCCATGTCACCGGCGTATCGGTCACATAGAGCGTCATATTCAGGGTGTCGGCTTTCAGCACGATGGTGTCGCTTACACTAAAGCCCTTTTCGGTCGGGTACTCAGGCACATCCGCTTCATAGCCTTCTTCGGAGTCAATCAGGGCATCAAACTCGATGTCAGCGACGCTGACGGGCTGTTTTGCTCTTGCCATGTACTCTCACCTACTTTGCAAATGCCAGCGCACGGGCCATCTCGCCGGTAGCATCGCCTGCGGCCTTATCCATAGCCTCAGAACTCTTTTGCTGCCCGGCACGATCGCCGTTGAACTGGTTGTTGATGTTTACGTTCTGGGTCACAGTGCGCCCGCCGGTCGTTCCGCCGGTTGCGCCCCGCCCGGTGGCTTTGGAAACCACATTGGCCTTGGCAATGACCGACATTTCGCCGGTCATGCCTTCCAGTGCATCCTTCACCTTCTTCTTGCCGGAAGTGATGCCCGATGCCATCAGGTCGATCATGTCCGGCATATAGGTGTGAAAGTCGCTCAGGGGGCCATCCTCCGGCTCCGAGAATCCGAGGAACGACTTGATCTTATCGGCTACGCCTTTTACAGCCTCGCCTACACGGCCTACCGCAGACTGGATGCCCGATACGATGCCGTCGATGATGTCGGAACCCCACTTCAAAGCCTCAGCCGGAAGTGAAGTTATCCAGTCGATAGCGGCTTGGAAGCCCGACACAATAGCATCGCGGACGTTGCCAATCGTAGTCTTGATGCCTTCCAGCAGATTGCCCGCTGCCTCACGAATCTGGTCCCAGTTTTTCCAGAGCAGCACGCCGATTGCGATTGCAGCGGCGACTGCCAGAATGACCGGGCCGAAGGCGCTGGCAAGAACAGAGATTACCGCGCCGACCACCTTGATAACGGCGATGATGCTCTTTACAACAACAAAGGCCAGCTTAATAACGGAAATGACCGCTTTCACAACAGAAATAACGGTTGTAATCACGCCAAAGATAGTCGAGATGCCCTTGACAGCGGCAATGACGGCCACCACGCCCACAGCAATTTTGCCGATGGATTCGCCGATGTCCGTCCACGCTTTTTTGTCAACCTTTCCGCTTGACAAGCTCTCGAAGAACTGAGCAATGCCGGGAGCTACCTTGGCTACGGCTTGCTGTATCTTCTCGAATGCAACGACCGCCGCCGCTCTGATGCCCTCAAATATGGGGACGATCACGTTGCGGATGCCTTCGCCGATGTAACCGATGGCCTGCTTGATTTTCGTCCATACTCCGATGATGTTCTGACGTAGCTTTTCGCAGTCTACGCCAGCTCGTTCAAGCATGGTTCCGAGCAGGCTGTTGTCGCCCCGCATGAACGAGATAAAGTCCTCGATCACTAGAGCCAGCAGCAGGAAGACCGCAAAAAAGGCCAGCGCCTTTCCGTGGCTCAGCCCTATTGCCCGCGCCAGCTTCGTAAAGCTGCTTATGGCTGCTCCGATTTTCTTGAGGTTCATCGCCACGAGCATGGCCGTGAACGCCCCAGCCAGAACAGCAAGGACACGCTGTGAGCCGCCCAGCTTATCCGTAAGGTCTGTGAGCTTCTGGAGCCAGTCACGAATCATCGTCAGGCCCTTTGCTCCAATGCTCAGAATCTTCTGGTAGGTTGGCAGGAAGAACTGGCCGATAATCGTCTTGATTTCCTTCAGCTTAGCGAGGTAACGCTTGTTGGTGCTTTCGTAGCTGTCGAGGCTGCGCTGGCAGTCGCCGATTACATCCGGGCTTTGCTGGAGGATAGCCTGATAGTTGACCTGCATCTTCGTGAGCTGGTCCAGCTTATCGTAGGTTCCCTTCAGGCCCAGCGCAGACATTGCCTGCGCTCTGGTGCTATCGTTCAGGACTGCACCCAGCGTTTTGGCTGCTTCGGACTCGCCCATGACAGCCTTCGTCATGGCATTTACGGACGCTGTTTCGTCCATATTACCAAACGAGGCAAGGTCGAGGGCCAGCGATGTCATCTGTTCAGCCATTTCAGCGCCAGCTTGGCGGGTCATGCCAAAACCGACCAGCAAGTTCTGCTGATCGGCAAGGTAGGTTTTGATGTCGTTCTTGTTGCGGCCGATGGCATCGGAGTATTCCTGCGCCCATTTATCGACCTCATTACGCATATCGCCGAAGACAACATCGAACTTGTTCTGCATCTCCTCAACGGAGGATGCCACCTCAACGCAACCGTCAATGGCGCTCTTGATGCCCGCAACGGACAGCGTGATGCCGACCGCGCCGAGGACTTTGGAGGCCATCGACTTCAGCGACTTGATGCTGCCCTCTACCTTCTGCTCGGAGGCTTGATCGACCTTGTAGCCAAACAGGATGCCGATGTCGCGTATGGTCATGCTGGTCAGCTCACCTCCTTAGCCATATCCTCTACCCGGCCCGCCTCTACATCCTGCTCCATGCGGTACAGTGCATAGAGCTTCAGAGCTTCGTCCAGCGTATAGCAGTTCTTCAGCTCCCACATGGATGCCAGCCGGGCCTTGATAAGGATATACATTCTCAGCTCAAGCTCTGTGAAACCGCTGAGGTCGAGGTCGCCGTAGCGCTCCGGGCCTGAGCCATCGTCCTCTCCGCCCACTCGGCGACTTTGCCAAATCGGTCGCCGAGCTTCTTGAAAAAACCGTTGTAGTTGGTGCGGATGACCTCAAACGCCAGAATAAACATATCCTGCACATCAGTGCAGAACACTTCGTTGGCGAGGTCTTCCGTAAGCAGGCGCACCTTTTCGCCCGGCTGCTCCACCGAGATGTTGCTGCCCGCGATCAGCAGGTGCTTCAGGATTTTCTCAACCTTATCGCCATCAAGCGAAGAAAAGGCCCCCGCAATCGCGGGAGCTGCATCCTCCACCTTGATGTCGAGCAGGCCGTTGCCCTCCTTTTCCGTGTCCACGGCGGACAGCAGCGGCGCAAGGCCAGACACGAGCGGCAGAACGAGCGCTGCCAGTTCGCCGGTCATGTTCGCCGCTTTGAACGCCGGAAGCGGGCGGATGTAGAAGATGTTTTCACCCACGTTTACTTCGCGGGTTTCGAGCTGCTTCAGATTATTCATCGGCGTCCTCCTTACTCCTTCAGGGCCGCATCGCCGGTGTCAATCTCCCACTCGCGGTTGTTGGTTTCCTTGCCGCGAGTGACCGGCGCTTTCTTTACGCACCATGCGGCTTCCGTGCTGAACACCAGACCGCCCTTCAGGTCCTTAATCAGAATCGGGAACAGGCCGTTACCGGTGTCACGGTCGAGATCAACCATGCCGGAGAAGTACGAGTTGCTGTCGCTGGTCTGCAACAGGGTGAGCTTGACTTTGTAGGTGTTATCCGGCGAAATCGAACGGGCAATTTCGCCGTCACAGCCGGTCTTTTTGGTGATACCGTCGCCATTCGGCTCAATGCTGATGAAGCTGTCGTCTGCATAGCCGGTGACAATGTGCGTACCGCAGGTGACGATAACTTCCTTCGGGTTGTAGGTCTTGATCTTGCTGGACATTTACTTTCCCTCCCTTACAGATTCTCGTAGGTCAGGCAACCCTTGATTTCCACCACATGGATAGCACCAGCAATGCGGGCAGAGAACTTGCAGTCCTTCAGAATGCGGGATGCTTTCTGCACACTGGTCAGGTCTGCCGCCAGCGGCACAGACGTGGTATAGCCCGGAATGGCATTGCCGTCTGCATCATACTCCGTGGGAGCGATGCCGCCGTACTTCTGGCCGTCCTTCAGGGATGCAAGCATCTGGTTCTCAACAAGGCCGATGCCGTTGTCGGTGTAGGGAATCTTCGGATTGACGATGAGCAGATTCACAACACGAATCTGCATATCGTTCTGGAGCCAGTCGCGGAAGCGGATAACATCAATCCACTCACCGCCGCCGGTCTTGCCGCCCTGCGTGATGTTCTTGGATGCTACGGTGATGACGTAGTTGAAGTTTGCGGCCTCCAGCTTCTTGATGAACGTGCTGGTCAGCTTTGCAGGAGAAACCGTCGAGAGCGGCATCAGTGCCCACGTTTCCTGACCAGCATGGTAGTTCATTGCCTTGACGGCTGCGGCCACGGCCATGCCATACAGGTTTTCAGCCGGGATGTCGTTCTCCAACTGATCTGCGGTTTCCTTCGGGAAGAACGGGAAGCTGCGCAGATAAAGGCCGGCATCCACAATGGGTTTATCCGGGTCCTTGTCGATGTAGCCGCACAGCTTATTCTGAGTTTCAGTCCACTGGATGATTTCCTTGACCTGTTCATCCTCCAGACCTACCGGGCAGATGCAGTACCAGCCATTGACGGCCAGCGCATTCTCCAGAACAGCGCTTACGGTCTGCAATGCGGGGTCCTCGCTCTCCTTATCCACGATGTCGCCCATAAAGGCAACATAGACCTCGTGGGGTCTGGGAGACTGCGAAAAAGCCACCCGTGCAGCCACGCCAACAGGGTCGGCGCGTTCACCGGTGGCAACGATGCCCAGCGCCGTCAGCTCCTCCAGACTGTTGTACACGCCAACGGCAGGCACATCTTCAGTCGGATTTGCGGGTGCCGGACCCAGAATCAGGATATTGTCGAAGTTGGCATCGTTGGAGATGGGGGACGCCAGCGAAATGTCAACGGTACAAATCCTATCGAGGTTGTTGCTCATGTGTCATCTTCCTCCTTTACGAGTCGGTTGTTTATCTCGGCGTTCGTGAAATATTTGCCTTCATGGGCTGTCATTTCAGAGCTACCGCCGCCGCTGGGTGTCGGGGTCACCTGCGGCTCGATGTTGATGACATCATCAGCTTGGATGTCATCTTCGCCATCGGAATGCTTCACGCTGTCGATGTCCAGCGTTCCGGTAATGCCGATGGCCGTCATGGTGAAATAAACCGCGATTTCCAGCATTGCCCGGAACTCGTAGTTGGTATCATGCACCAAATCGGTCAAATCCTGAACTGCCGTAGGAACGACAATGGCGATGTCATGCTGGTGACACCACTGCGTTACGAATGGCGAGTTCAGAAAGCTCTCAAAGGCTAGCATATCATCCTCAGCCGTGTTTTCGGCAATGGGGGTGAACCCCGGTGCCACTTCTTCCTGCCTACCATGCGTGAACAGATCAATCTGCACAGGAACAGATGCAGGATAAAAGGCTACCGGCGCGCCTTCAATGATTTTGACCGGCGGGTTTCTCGACCGGTTGACGGAGCCGGTGGTCAGCGTGACCAGTGGGCTGCTGGGTTTTGCCACAAAGCTCTGCTTGGCATACGTCACGGTTGCTCCGGCAAAATACGTTTGGGTGAGCTGCATAAGCAGCTTCTTCAGTTCAGAAAGCGTCATACGCAGCAATACCCGCCTTTCCCATCTGCTCGGATTTCAGGGCGCGGCATACGGTTGGCCTCTGCCGCCGAAACCTGAACAAACTCGCTGCGGCAGTGACCCACTATCGTGTGGTCCCACCCCAGCGAGCTGACACATTCATACCAGTGTCCTTCCGGGTCCATCCGACCCTGATAGAAAAGCCAGTCGGCCCTGCGGCCGGCAGAGCGGTCTGCGGTATGGAAAACGAGATCACCGAAAGCCTTCATGCGCTTTACGGTGTTCTCGCCTTCCGGGAGCGCCTGAAGCTCATCTTTGTTGAGCGGCTGAACATTCAGGGACGCGATGAAGTCTTTATACCCGGAAACCCCATAGCCATCGACAATGTTCTCCTCGCCGAAGCGACGCACAACAAATGCTCTGCGGAAAATGCCCAGACCCATATCAACCACTTCCCTTCTTGCGAATGACGTATTTGACAGACTGCCGCATCTTGCCGGTATCAATCAGCGGCTTGTCCGATTTCTTCTTGCGGATGGTGGAGGGAGCGTTCGGTTCATAGCTGCCACTCTCGATTTTCTCTTGAACTAATCCGACGCCGAACACGCCGATTTGCTTCAGGCTTTGCTCTGCCGTTCCGCCCGCAGTAATGGACTTTAGCTGCTGGGCGCACATGGCGTTGATGGGGTCTGCGTTCTCATCAACGCTCTTGCGCAGGAACGGTCGGGATGGAGCGGTCGAGGTTCCCAGCTCGTTCCACATGGCGATTTGCGCCATATCAACGCCCCGGTCATCCGTAACCTTGCCTGCTTGGAAGCCTACAAAGACCTCCTTGTCCTGAAGCTCATCAATCTGCCGGAAGAACTTCTCCCCCTCCGGGGTCAACCGGTCCCACCCGCCGGTCATCGGCATTCACCAGCAGAACGAATCGAGATCACGACCAGCCGCCGCAGCGTCAGATACTCCAGACCGTAGGGCGTCAGCGCCAGTTCAGCATCCGCCATCAGGGTGGTTCCCTGATTTACGTTGAAACTGACGGACGTTTCGCCCTCGGTGTAGCTTCCAACTCGCAGCGCGTCGCCCACGCTGCCGTACTGGTTATCGCCATAACCAGCCATTTTCAGACGATGTGCCGTCAGGAGTGCGATGGCTTGGTCATACAGCTTCCCGAACACCTTCTTGCTGATGAGCGGCGCTGTGAGGTTCAGCCATGCCTCAACGGTCTCATCGTTCAGCACGTCAAACTCGGTGGCAACCAGCCTGAAAATTCTGACGGCATCCTCCATGACTTATTTCTCCTTCGCGGCGGTGCGGCTCTTGACCTCGGACAGATTGCCCTGCCCGATGAAGAACTTTACGACCTCGTTATCATCGTAGCCGGTGACGTCCTTGGTTTCACCCGGCAGGATCACGGTAGCGCCGACGCTGATGATTTTGTTTCCGATATTCTTCAGTTTCATATCATGGCTCCTTTACAAAAAGATAGGAGCCGCCGCACAAACGTGCAGCAGCTCCACGGGTGAATCAGCAGATGCCAGTGGCAATCAGCATAGACATGGGGTAGTAGATGATAGCGCCTGCGGTGCGAGCCTCGCAGGGAACGACCATCTCCAGACCTTCAGGCTGCACAGGGTACTGCATGAAGGACAGCGGGTTCTCGATGGTGAACTTGCGGGGGTCGTTCTTGAACAGCAGCGCAACGCCCTTGCCATCGCTTTCTGCCGCATACGGGTTGGTGTCCACGCTGTCGGGGTCCAGCTCCGGGCAGGAGACGATGCGGGCAATATCCTTGATATTATCCTGAACGTACTTCAGCACGGTGGTGGCGGTGCTTTCGATGCGGCGGTTCTGAATCTCGATATACGCCTCGGACGGCAGAGCCAGAGTGTCCGGCTTCTCCACCTTCTTGGTGGTGCGGGCTACCTGCTTCAGCATACCGGTGATGTCGGCCAGAATCTCGTCCTCGGTCTTGTCTGCCCACTTGGTAGAACCCTTTGCGCCGGTCGCAGGGACGTACAGCGGCACATCGTTGTCCTTGGACAGCACGCCGCGCAGGCCGGTTTCCTCATCGCCATTCCATGCGATTTTGTTGTTCAGGTAGTCGATCTGGTAGCGGGCGGACTCTGCCTTGCGGGCATCCAGCGACTTGCCTGCCATAGCAGAGGCACGCATTTCCTGAATGGAGTAGCCGTAGCTGTCACCCAGAGACTTGATGATGGCGGTGGTGGGCTTGCCCTTCACATCAGCACGGGGCAGGTCGGTGGCGTAGTTGCTGATAATCTTCGCCATGCCGGTCTTATCGTAGCTGTAGTAGGTGACGGTCTCGGCGCCGGGATTGATCTCGCTGGACACAGGGAACAGCTTCAGCGCGGTGAACTCCGGGTACTCCACATCGTAGGACTGAGACTTGACGTAATCCAGCTCGCGGGCGAAGAACACGGAGGCATCGCTGGCATCATCGAAGTTCATCTGCGGAGTTTCGACCAGAGCGGCCGGAATCTTGGAGTGCAGCAGAGCATCGTAGTCGTTCTGGTCGTATCTCATGGATTTCTGGTTAGTGTTCATCTGATTTTGTCCTCCTTCTCTCAGACAGTAGGCTTGGCATCATCGGTGGATGCAGCGTGACCGTCAGCACCGCTTGCGGCAGGAACGCCGTACAGCTCCACCGGCGCAACGCCATTGCTGGCCGCGCCGATGAAGCGACCGGGAATTGCGATACCACCCTCCTTTGCGAAGCAGCCTGCTTCATCGCCTTCCACGATCATGTGCAGGGCATCACCATAGGCGGGTGCAGCGCCGGTCGCCAGACGTACCCAAACGCGGCCACGGCGCATGACACCGACGTTCTGGTTGTTCAGGACGTAGAGCTTGCCCTCCAAATCCTGCTGGCGGTCGAAGCCGTTGATGACAACACCCTCGAAGTTATCAGCGGTGCTCGCGCTGGTCGGCAGCGCAACGCTGCTGCCCGGAACCTTGCCGGTGACAACGCCAACGCCGAAGTGCAGCTTGCCGTTCTCCTCCTCGTTGAAACGGGAGTCCACCGGGTAGTGGAACATATCGTAGATGCCGCCTGCAACGCCCTTGCCGGTTGCATAGCTGTAGGTTTTCTGAACGCCCATCTTACTTTTCCTCCTTCTTCATTCTGCGGTCGATCATGCGCTGGCGGGCCTCGGAAGCGGAACCGGTCTGCTTCACAGGGGGCTTGCCATCGCCGTGCATCATCTGGGAACGCTGATAGTTGGTATCCTTGCGCTCCTTCATCTCGGAAACGGCCATGTCAAACGCTGCGTTGACATAGGCAGCGCTCTTGCCGTCCAGATGCAGGGTGGGCTTCAGCTTGCCCAGAACGGCCTTCTTGGCATCCTTGACGCTCATGGCTTCCAGACCATCCATGTTCAGGCGGTCGCCGACACGGACAACGCGCAGCAGCTCGCGGAAGTCGTTGGCGGAATCTGCGCGGTCTTTCTTGTCCTGCGCGGTGTCGCCACCCTCATCAGCGTTGCCTTCATCGCCCTCGCCGTCGCCATCGGTCTGAGTACCGCCGCAGTCGCCCTCAGCGCCATCAGTGGTCGTGCCTGCGGCTTTCAGAACGTCGATAACGCCCAGCAGGGTGTCGATGTCTTCGTCCTGCTGCGCGATCACGCCCATTGCGCCGGGCATATCTGCCGGGTCGCCCTCAGAATCGCGGCGGTCACGGCGATCTTTGACCTGCTGAACTGCATCCGGCTGTTCGCCCTCAGCAGCACCAGCGGTCTGTGCGGGCGGCTCTGCGGTAATGCCGCCGTCGGCCGCAGCACCAGAACGCTCTGCACGGCGTTTCTTGAACGCCTCCACAGCAGCGGCCAGCTCCTCCGGGGTGGGAGCGCCATCAGTTCTCTTGGTGGTGTTTTCCATGTTCAGTTTTTCTCCTTTCATGCAGTCGTGGCCCTGCCCATCAATGTTGAGCCGGGCCTGTTCACCAGCCCTCGCCTTATCGACAAGGGCAAGATGGTTGATTTCGATGTCCCGCTGAATGGCATCATAGGGTTGCCCCTCCCAGACACCGGGCGTTTCGTCCAGACGCAGGTTGTAGCCGCAGGACAGCTCACGCATTTTGTACTTCTTCAGGCTGTCGGTGTCGTGGATGATGATTTCTGCTCGGACATCATCGCCGTCCTGATAGCCCTCCGACAAAATCGTGCCGATGCTCTCCTCTTTCACGTTGTCGGTGTCAACGTAGCCTGCATCATGCGTTACGATGATGGGCTTTCCCTTGTAGGACGCAAGGCTCTTTTCAGCAAAGACTTCTTCGGGCAACCGCAGCTCCCGGCGCTCGGAACCGTCCGGGTTGTGATAAACAAAAATGCCCACCGATGTCACGATGGGATGGTCTACAAGGTAGCCCTCATCTGTGAAATAGGTGGCATCCAGCGGCAAGCTGTCAAAGCGCTGAACCTTCATATCGTTTTCCATGTTGAACAACTCCCCTCTCAGGTCTTACAGGATGGTTTCATCCACGGCCATCGCCCCCTTTCGTGACCGGCAGGTCTACGGTTTTGATGTTGAAAACCGGCAGTGCGCAGCAGCGGCACTGGTAGTCCATGCCGGGATTGCAGCGCCGCCCGGTCTTTTCATCAACCACCGGCGGGTCATCCCAGCGGAACCGCTTGTGGTTCAGTGCAGCGTGACTTGGGCGGACACGGCTATCGCCTGACGTTGACCAGACGTACTCCACCACGCCCGCATCCTGCTGTTGCTGCTGGGTAATGTTTCCGTTCAGCTTGGCAATCTGGTCGCGGGCAAGCAGTTGGGCGTGCCGCCGGTCTACGCTGTACGTCCGCTGAATCTGCTTGACGATGGCCGTCGTGGTTTCGCCGTTCCGATAGCCCTCCAGCACGATCTGGCGCATACGCCCCAGACTTTCCTGCGGGATGGTCTTAATGAGCGCCACGTTATCCTCGACCCAGCGTTCCATCATCGTTCTGTACAGCTCGCCGGTATAGTAGTCATCCATCAGGTCGATGCCCAGCGTGGATTTGACGGCTTTCTTCCACTCCCGGATGCTCAACTTCCGCGTGAGCTTTGCCATAGACTCAATCTTGCTGCGCAGACCGAACATAGAGGTGCGCCGCTCCAGCTCTACAGTCATCTTAGAAAAGACGGTCTTGACCTTGGCAATCAGGTCTGAAGCGTCATCATGGCGCTGGTCTGCTTCGCGCTCTGCGCGGGCCGCGTCCCTGATCTCCGGCAGATACTCCTTCAGCAGCTCGTTCAGGATGCGGATGTACGCATTGGTGACCCGCTGGAACTCTCGTTCCGCCTGAACGGGGTACTTTTGTGAATATTTGCATATCAGGTTATCGTGACTGCCGAAGCGGTGGCGGAGCAGGTCTTGTACCATGTGTCCGTGGACGGTATCATTCACTGTTTTCGCCTCCTTTTCTGGTTCTGAACAGCAAAAAAGCGGCGATTTGTACCGCCGCAGTTGAGATTATGGCTTAATGCCCTCTGAGAACTTCTGATGAGTGCCGGGAAACGTCCCAAATGTGCTTGTGGGATAATTTTGTGTCAGAGGTTTGAAAGCCTCCAGATGGCTTAATTTGCGGCAGTTGCGAAAAGCCCCTGCCTGACGTTCAGCCCCGCGCCCGCACCGTTGGCAAATTTGAACGAAGTGAAAATTTGACAACAGGTTACGGTTTGGTTGGGTAAGGTACGGTTATAGTCGGACGTTCCGTTGGATTGTCCGGTGGACGTTCCTGCGGATTTCGACCTGTTTTCGATGAATTTTGAATATTTATCCAAAAACAGGTGGATATATTCCAAAAACAGCCAATTTCGGGCTTTGCGTTTTCCGACCATTTCGGTGATTGCGGTGGAAAAAACGGTTCTTTTCTGGTTCACAATCGCCCTGATGTCGGTTTACAATGCGGTGAACCGCGGTAAAACAGGCGGTTCCTTACACAGCAGGCGGAAGGTTTCACGGCCCTTCGGGGTGATGAGCGTCTGGGTCCCGGCCCAATCATTGTGCCGACCCTTGCCCTCCTTCACCTCGAACAGGCCGTTGTTCTTTGCCGCATACGGCATCAGCTTGTTCTTCTGGTCACGGTAGACGTACCTGTGGTCGAGCAGCCAGCCGATGAAATCCTTCTCCTTGATGCCCAGCTCCTTGGCGGTTTCGCGGAAGTTGGTCAGCAGGTTCCAGGCCACCAGCTCGTCAAAATACTCGGCCTTCGGCTGCATGATCTGGTTCTGCGCCGTCAGCTCCTTGATGCGGGCATCGCGGTCGGTCAGGGTCTTCTGCGCCACCAGCAGGGCCTTTGCCATAAGCTCCTGCGGGGAAAGCTCCTCCTGCCCGGCAATGTAGCCACCGTTCTTGCGGATGCTGGGCAGCACCACGGCCGTGACCCATTTACGGAAGGGCTTGGCTTCCGGCTTATCGCTGCGCAGGATGACGTTGTACAGGCCAGACTCGCTGATGATGGTCATTTCCTGACTGCGGCCCATGCTGTCGATGAGGTGAGCCTGACTCACTTCATCGGAATCAAGCCGCTCAGCTACCCTCGCCGGGGTACTGAGGCCCAGCACATCGCACACGTCCTTCAGGACGAACCACGGCTCATCGCCGATGTTCATGGTGCGCACCAGCTTGTTTTCCTCGTACTTGAAAATCGTGACCTTGTTCATGATCTATCTCCGTTCCGTTTTGAGATGGAAAATTCGGGCAAAGAAAAAGAGCGGTGGTTTCCCATCGCTCTTTGCTGCACGTTATTCGGTTCTTAGGTGATGATGTCAGCGACGCCTTTCGCAAGCTCAGCAGCTTTTTTCATCAGAGAGTTTTCTTGCAGGTACTCCAGTCCTTTCAGCGTGATACGCGGCGTGGAGCTGGAGATAAGGATGCTGCCATCCACGGTCCTCTGTACTGAGAAGCCGTCGATGTAGCCCTCCTTGGAAAGCATCTCCATCAGCGCCACCCAACGCTGGTCAGAGAGCTTCAGCGCCTTCGCAGAGATGCAGTCCATATTGGGTTCATCATAATCCAGTGCCTTTTCCAGATACCGCAGAATGCGGTAGATGACTCTGAAATTATCCATGCTCACTCCACCTGCTTTCCAGCAGCCCATGCCGCGCGGGCTTGGTTCAGGCTCATGCGGTTCTCGCAGTCTTCTTCATCAGGAAACTCCTCCTGATAGCGGTCGTGGAACCACTTGCAGACATCGCAGACATCGCCATCATCGACAAGTTCGGTCTGCCCGCATACCGGGCATTTAACTGCCTTGCTCATCGTCTTCCTCCTTCAGGTCTTTTCCCCTGTTGAACTCGTAATACTTCATGGCGGCTTCAGGCCGTGCCTCGCCGGTCTTTCGGTTGCACTTGGCCTTCATGTAGGTTTTGAGCGGTCCACCGGGAACGCCGGTTGCATACTCCGTCGTTTTGGTGTTGAACCGAACGACTACGCCATCAGGCCGAGCATAACCAACAACATCACCGTCACAAGGCTGCTTCAGAAAGTCGATGCCCTTCTGCTGGTATTCCTCCTTCGTCGCACAGCCCATCTAAGCCAGCCCGTGACGGGTGGCATGATCTTCAAGCCTTGCAGAAGAAGCGAACCCTGTGCAGGGAGCATTTTCGCCTTCGGGAGATACCGCAGGCCCGCTCTCAGCAGAGCCAGAGCCTCTGCCCTCGCTCTCTGCGAACTGCCCGCTTTCATCCCGTGGGTGGTCGGCTTCGTTGAAGTCCATCCTATCTTTCATCTTAGCATTTTGTGCTTCCGATGTCAAACCGGGATTTGACGATAAAACGTCGAGCAGAGCGGTGACGCTCTGGGCAAACGGCGGGAACAAGCGTTCGGGGTTCTGAGTGGACAACTCGGCCACCTTTTCGGCGGTGATGAACCCCGGAGAGGACATCTCGCCATCAGCGCACTGGATGCTGCCATCAAAATCCGTGCAGAGGAACACATGGGACGGGCAGTACGGCGGTTTCAGGTCGCTCAGGAAGGCTACCGGCATAAGGTCTTTCGGCGTGATGCCGAACTCCTCCTGCGTTTCGCGGATAGCTGTATCTTCCGGGGATTCCCCTGCCTCGATGTGTCCGCCCGGTCCACCAATGGAGCCGTCCTTCAGGCGAGTGCCACAAAGGAACCGGCCATCCTGCACGACAAGAACGCCGACACCACGGTCAGTGTCAGCGGCATCGGTATTGGTGGTCGGCGGAGTGGCCGTAGGTGCTGCGGCAGCGCTCTGTTCCTCGCCACCCGGCGCCTGCCCCTGCTCAAGGTTCTTCTGGGCGGCTTCCACGTCGCTCATGGCGCTCGGCTCCGTACCCAGCAAGGACTGCACCAGATCATCCTCATCATCCTCGGAGATGATGTCCTCGACATCAAACTCCTCATCGGATGCAAGGCGGCGGCGTACCTCGGTGGGGTCAAGGGCCTGCATATCGACGTATGCCTGCGCAGTCTGGGCTTTGACCAGAGCCGTCTGGGCCTTGGTTTGGTCAACCGTGGCCTGTTCCGTGTCACTCAGGCTCCACAGCGGGTTGAACTCCAGCTTATAGTCGGGTTCCTCCGTCACGTCACCAGAGGCAATGCCTGCACGGAACACAACATCCAACAGCGTTCGGAGGTTGCGCTTCAGCATCAAGCGCTGAATCTTCTCCACGAAGTTGTAGTAGCTCTCGAAGTCGCTGTCGCCGGTGGCATTCATGCCGGCCGGTGAGCGGCCAAACAAAATCGTCTGGGGGATGTTCGTCAGCGCGGACAGCATATTGCAGGTCGCGTCGATGACATCCTTGACGCCGGAGAACTGGAACGTCTTGAAGTCATACTGCTCGCCTTCGGAGTCTATGGCAATGCTGTTCAGCAGACCACGGGAAGTGTCTACAAGCTGTAGGCGCTTCAGCACTTGGTTCTCGCCGTCATCTGTGGTCAGCAGAGAGGCAAGCCCCTTCATGCTGTAGATGGCCTGGACACTCCGCTCCAGCAGTTTCACGCTGTCGGTGTGGGCAGTCACGGTTTCCCGCAGCGCCCGACGGATGCGGACGTACTCAGGCATACCCCAGAACAGGTAGGTTGCATTGGAGGTCTGCTCCGGCAGAACGCCGTTGCGGAACACCAGACAGCGGCTCTCATGGACCTTGAAGGAGCCATAGATGCTGGAGACATAGTAATATTCCGGCTGTCCGAACTTGGACACCCGGTTCCCCGCGCCCTTCCCGCCGTAGTCCTGCTGGTACAGGCTGGCGTAGTCGGGCTGCACGATGGAGCGCTCATAGACGCGCAGTTCATCAATGCTGCGGATATGTTCCCAGTCAACGGGTTCTTCCAGCCCGCGCCCATCGTCGATCAGCATGACGATAAGAGCGCCGCCGTAGAGCCGCGCCCACTTGATTGCGGTGGCGGCTTTCTCCTCCCATTCGAGATCGTCCAGAGCGTCTTCCACGAAGGCATTCAGCTCATCGCTTTTCAGGTTCAGGTCGAAGCCGTGCTTCAGCGCTTCCTCGGCAGGCGTATCAATGATTTTGGAGAACAGGCCGTTGCCCTCATACAGCCCGGTGAGCTGCATATCAGGGATGACCGGCTCCCGTTCAAACTTGTACGCCTCGGAGTTGTCCTGCTTGGTTCCGTACTTGTTCAGGAGGTTCACATAGCCATCCTCACGATGCGGACGCACAGCGCCGTTCTTCCGCCGGAGGATTTCACGGCCACGCTCATTCAAACGCCGACGCTCGGCCTCATCTTCAGGTATGTGCATTGCGCTTCCTCCTTTCTGTTAAAATTCAATACGTCCATCCGACTCGTTCCAGATGCCAGAGGATACCACAACATCCGTCAGGGTGTTGAAGGTGACGTAGTACGGGTTGCCGGTAACATCAGCACTGAGAATCAGCTCCAGCAGCTTCACGCGGGCCAGCAGGTCGTTGATGCTGGACTCATGGCCGTTAAGCAGGCTTTTCAGCAGCGTCCAGAACAGCAGCAGGTTCCCGCTGCCCAGATACTTCTCGCTGCTTGCGGTCATGTTGTTGTAGATGCCCTTGATGAGGTTGTCATCCGCCTTTGCCACACTTTCCTGCGTGGCGTAGCCGGTGAGGTCCACCTCAGCAGAGCCGACGATCTCAAAGATGCCGTGGATGAGCTTGTACGCTCTGTACTGCTTCCCAGCTTCACTGTTGTTCTTACGAAGGAAATAAATGGTGTCAGCGTTGGCCTCACTGGGCGCAGGGAGAGCATCGACGGGGACGGCTCTCAGATGCCCAGCCCCGTTGACCTTTTCCTCAACATCTTCCGTCGTGGCATAGCCGGAGTCGTTCTCCAGCGCAGAGGTCTTGGTCGGAACCTCGATGTTCACGACTTTGTTGTCGGGAGCAATGGCCTGCCCATTTCGCTGGATGCTGACGATGACGTTTTCTTCCGCATTTGCGGGAGCATGAGCCGACTGTACATGATCTTCGCAGGTCTTCAGAGAATCGTTGATGTCCTTGATGATGTCTTCCATCGCAGAAGACAGCTCTGCAATTTGTTCTGCCGTGTAACCCTTTGCCCTCAGAGAAGCAAGCCTAAGCGCTTCAAGCGTGTTGAGTTTGTCGCTCATGTTCGCTTTCCTTTCCAAAAATAACAGCGGCAGGAGTCCATTCCCCTGCCGCTGCATTCTTACTTATGGGTTATCAGGCGGTTGCGCCAAAGACCTCGGTCAGCATCTCAGTGACCTCGGTGTCGGTGGCGATGGTAACGACCGCGGTCTCCACGCCATTGATCTTGATGTTGCCTTCAGTGGTGCTGGCCTCGACCTTGGTAGCGCCCTCAGCGATGCCGTCAACCTTGGTGGAGGTGGCATCCCACTTTGCCTTATCGCCGGTAGCAATCTTGTCCAGCTCGGCCGCATTGGCGTGGGAGTGCTTCTTGCCGACGGCATCCTTGATGTTGGCGTTGGTCTGGTCATAGGTGTCCAGCAGTGCCTTGTTGGCATGCTCATGGGCCTTGTTCAGGGCGGTCTGCACCTCGGTCTCCAGCTTTGCCTTAGTGATTGCGCCGTCGGTGATAGATGCGGTGACCTTATGGGTCTGCTCATCAATGGCGATGACAACCATATCACCCTCAGCAGAGCCGGAGGTGACGTACTCGATCAGGCCGCCGACATCAATGTACAGGGTGTCGTTGGTGGCGTTTGCCAGAACCAGCTTGATATAAGTGCCTTTGGGCTGACCGGTGGGGTTGGTCACAACAGAGCCAGACTTAACCACCATATCCTTCGGGATGTTGATAGCCGCGCCAACGGCAGCGCCATCCTTCATGAGCTGGTAGACAGCAGCATAGTCGCCGGACTCCTCAGACTTCATCACAGTGTAGCCGGGAACCTTGATGTCAACGGCCTTATCATTGATGTCCTGCACCACGCCGTTGACCTTAATGGTCTCCAGCACGTTGGCCTGTGCGCCAACATCTTCCAGAGCCTTAACACGAGTAGCAACAGCGTCGCTCTCAGCCTTAGCTTTCTGTGCGAGCTGCTTCAGGTGCTTCAGGCGGGCCAGCTTTTCCTCATTGTATGCCATATCGTTCATTCCTCCATATCTCTATCAGGTGTTGTCGGTGGGAAATACTTCACTCAGCATCTCGCTCACTTCGGAATCGGTCGCAATATCGACTGCGGCAGCGCCCAGAGGGGCGAGATCGCCAGCAGCGTTCTTGATGGTGTATGCGGTAGCAGCGCCATCAGAAACCACGGAGAGGACCTGACCGATGTATGCGGTCGGGTTCGTCTTTGCGTAGTTCTGCGCCTCGGCCAGAGAAGGCCAGACGCAGGTCGGGTCAAGAGCAAAAGCGTCCTGACGTTTCATGCTCAGGGGGAACTCCATGTTGGAGTATGCCTTTGCGGTATTGTTCACAGCCATGTTCAGTTCCTCCCCTCTCAGCCCAGCGTAACCTTGAGGGCTGCGGCATTGCCATAGGCAACAGCAGGCTCAAAGACCCAGACGTTGTAATCCTTCGCCGCATAGCCATTTGCGCCCTCGACGGACACGGTAGACTTGGTGAAGGTGCTGGTGACATCCGCGTTCATCGCGGTTTCGTTGATGACCTTGGTGACACCCTTGGCAGTCGCAATGCAGGCAATCGCCACACGCTGCGCACCGACGGGAACATTGATGGTCAGCACACCGGCGGCGTACGCCTTGCCGGTCTTGCCCAGTGCGCGGATGGCCGCGCTGTCCAGAGCAGGCTTGCCAGTGGATGCACCGTAGAAGACATTGCGGAACGGGGTGTAGGCGGCGGTGTCCTTGGTCTTGGAACCTGCCGCAATGGCAACCACCGGGCTGGATGCAGCGCCGAGGTTATCCTTTGCGGTCACACCTGCACCGTGGGTGGCAGTCACGCGGTACTTCAGGCTGGACACGGCATTGTCGCCGCCTGCATCGCCGATGATGAAGCCAGCGCCGCCGTTGTTGTCGGAGCCAGCGGTCAGAGACGCTGCATCAGCAGTGGCGACCTGCGTGGTGGCTGCATTGGTGATACGCTCGACTTTCCAGTTGGTGGCGGTAACGCCGGTGGCCGGGCCATACTGGTAGGAGCCTGCGTTCAGGGACGCGCCAGAGTAGGCCGCAGCAGCTACCTTAGTGCCGGCCTCAACAGCGCCCGCGCCGGTCAGCGTGAACGTGCCGATGGACGGCTGGGTGGTGATGCTGGGCTGGAGGCGCTTGCTGAAGATTTCAGTCAGCGCGTCCATAACGCTCTTGCCCTTAGTGGAGAACACGGCCGTGCCGTTCTGGCTCTTGGTCAGGTTGCCGACCTGCGTATAGCCACCGGCCAGCGTGATGTCGTCGCGCAGGATGACCTTATCGGCATCGACATTGCCGGTCATCGCCACCCATGCCTTGCCGTCGTAGAAATAGGCGGACTTCTCATAGGTGGAGCTGCCAACGGTGGTCGTGACCACGAAGACATCGCCCTTTTTGAGGGTCACATCAGCGTGTGCCTTGAAATACGCGGCGATGACCGAATCATCGGATGCAGACAGGTCTTCCTTCGTGCCTGCATACACCGTGCCGCCAATGCCGCCAGAAACGGCATTCAACTGGTCGATGGTCGCATAGTTGCTCAGATCAACGGTGGTGTCATCCAGACGGACAACTTCGCCGCCGACCTTAGCGTAGATGTCGTAGTACCCGGTGGTGTCGTTCATCACCAGATACAGGACATTATCCTGCGCCTCATCGTTGGAAGGAACCTTATCGACTTTCTCGAAGCGTGCATGAGCAGAGTTCGCAATGGCGGTGGCGATGGCAGTATTGATTGCCTCGGTCGTCATGCTGTCTGCTGCATCCATCTTTCCGTCAATGACGGCCTTCAGAGCAGCCGAGAGGTCAGCTTCCGAAATTTCGCTCTTTTGGGCGAGGGAGCCAAGCTCGGATGCCAGCGTGTACTTCGCCAGCTCCTGCTTTACTCTCTCCGCCTGCGCCTGCAACTGAGCGAGAGTTACAAGCTTACTTGCGGATACGGGCATTTGCATACCTCCAAAATTATATTTCACAGCAGTTTCCATACCGCTATGACAAATTAATGCCCTCTTTCGAGGGCGAGAGGACGTCAGCCAAATACTTTGTCAAGCATATCGGCCACGTCCTTATCCGTGGCAACATCATCCTCACTGACGTTCTTGTCGCCGGAGTCTGAGCCGCCGGGGTCAGGTTTGGGGGCATCTGATTTGCCGAACACGCTGTCCAGCATATCGCCAACCTCCTCATCCTTTGCAACATTCCCGTCAGCAACCTGTCCCTGCGCCAGATACCGCAGCAGGTCACAGTCGCCGCCGTCGCCGCACTTCTGAACGGTGATGGCCTGCATGATGTCCCATTTCTGCGTGGTCTTCTTCTGCCCGTTCAGGCCAAAACCAACAACGGAAACATAGAGTTTGCCGGGCTTCAGAACATCCTTCGGGATGTAGAACGCCTCATCAGCGAACTGCACAGGGATGGGCTTCGGACAAGCGCTGCTCGTGAAGACGACGATCTTGTCCAGTTCATCCCACGAGCTGTCAAATTTGAATGCGGCCTGCACAATGTCTACGCTGCCTGCGACAAGCTGGCCTTTCAGGTCATGGGTGATTTTCTGGTCATTGACCGAGAAAATAATCAGCATTGCATTCACCTCTTTTCTTACGTTATCAGCGAACGAATATCAAACGTATTGTCGTTGTAATAGGCGTTCGCCTGCGAATAGCAGTCAACTTGGTCATCGTGCGCACCGCTTGGGAACGCTGCCATTTCCTCCACAAAGTCCATCACCCACGGGCAGGCAGATGCCGCTGGGATGTAGACGTTCCCGGCTTCAGCCACAGCGGTGGTCGCATGGGCGCGGACCACCTTGCCACCAAACGGCTCCACCGGGATGATTCCGGGGATTTCTTTCTTCAGCACGTCGATGACCGCCGTGCCGTTGGCCTTGTCCTCGACCAGCTTTCTTGTGGTCTGGGGCCACTTGGAGGAAAGCCCGCGCATGGCATCCAGCGTTTCCGTGAAGCTCATGCGGCCACGCACCTGATCGAGCAGATAGCGGTCTGCGCCTTTCCTTGCCCAGACCTGTCCAACAACGAAGTCTGAACCGTCCTTGTCCTTGAAGGTGCAGTCCCACGACTGGATGAAGTCATGCAGGCCGGACGGCAGCGCCGCCCAGCGTTTCCACCACTCTCTCTTGAACATACCGCCGGAGCTCGGTGTGGGGGTCTGCATATACAGAGAAGACCATGCGTATGTACCGACGGTCTCTTTCTGTTGTGCAGCCCATGCTTCGTCGTAGCCGCCCGCAGGCCACAGCGCCTCGCCTAGCTCACGGCCCAGAGGGTCGGTAGCCGGGTCTTCGCAAACGGCCGGGAGCGAGATAATGTCCCAGTCCTCAACCTTGCCGTACTCCGGGTTCAGGAGCCGGGCGGCAAGGTCATCTTCGTGCCAGCGGGTAAGGATGATGATAACAGCGCCGCCTGCGTGCAGTCGGGTACTCACCGTGGACTGGTACTCGTCCCACAGCTTATCGCGGTAGGTGGCAGATTCAGCCTCGGCGCGGTTCTTGATGGGGTCATCGACGATAAGCAGGTCTGCGCCATAGCCGGTGATGGAGCCGCCGATACCAACGGAGATCATGCCGCCCATGCCGTTGTCGAGGTTCCAGTTCGTTTTGGTGGCCTGCACTTGGGAGATGGTATGCCCAAACAGCGCAGGACCGAACTCCTCGACCTTATCGCGGTTCCTCTTACCGAACTGCTGGGCAAGGTCGCCGCTGTAGCTGATCTCGATGACACGCTTTTCCGGGTTCTTGCCCAGATAAAACGAGGGGAACGTCTCGGTCACGGTCATAGACTTGCCGTGGCGTGGCGGCATGAATATCATCAGCCGCTTGGTCTTCCCCTCCATGATGCTTTCCAGCTTCTCGCACACAAGGTCGAGGTGTCTGGCTCTTTTCCACCTGCCCATGTGAACGTACTGGACATAATCGGCGTAGTGCCGCTTTGCCAGCGCAATCCGGGCATTGGAGGCAAGGTATTTGCGCTTGGCAGGCGAAACATTATTCTGCGCCGCCATCAAGGCCCTCGTCCATTTGAGCCAGACGGCGGAGTTCATCATCCGTCAGGTTATCAAACGGGGATGTCTGAACAGCTCCGTCAAGCGTAACCTTCTGGGTCTGGGAGAACTCATCCCGGCACCTGTTATTGAGCCAGTACATCTGAGCCATCGTATCAGGAACCGCTTTCTTGGTGAGCGTCCTGACCCGAACCGGCTTCTGCTCGCCCGTCCGAGGGTCTACGTCAATGACGCTTTCCTTTTCCTGATACTCGAAGCCAACAGCACGTTCATACAGCGAGTGCTTCACCTTTGCATCGGCGACTTCCTTCCCATGCTGGCAGGCCGTATCGAACGACGGGTACGTTTGCCGCCAGCGGATGATAGTCCTGCGCGAAACATGGAAGGCATCAGCAATGTCTTGATCGGTTGCGCCCTTGATAGCAAGTGACCATGCCCAGTCATCGTGGTACGCCGGATTGTACTTTAGAGGCGTAGGCATTTGCTATCACCTACTTCCCTGCCAGATAATCCGCAGCCCAGTATTCAAGGGCCTGCCACTTGTTCTTCGGGCCGATCTCGCCCTCCTTGACCATCTTGTCGAGCGCCTGCGTGATGGTATCAGCAGCCTCTTTGGGGATGGCCGGAGAGCCGAACAGATTGGGCAACTGCACCCACTCCTGACTCTCGTCAAAGTGCAGGTCATCGAACAGGGACTCGGTGGCCTTAATCATGGCGTGGATGGCAGCGCCGGTGTTCTTGACGTTGGCAAACTGCTGGTACTTCGTGATGGTTTCGATGAACTCCTCGTGCTGGTCAATATCTGCAACGCCCAGCATATCGGGGCTGAGGGAACCCAGAACCTTCACAAGCTGGTCCAGATCGCGGAGCTGGTGCGGCAGGAAGGTGAACGTGACGTTCTTCCAGTCGAACTCCACCTTCGGGGACAGCAGCTTCTCAAGCTCGGCCATAGGCTCGCCGATGATGTCCTTGCCGATATAGCTTTCCAACATATCGTCCACATCGTCGATCATCTTGGCGATTTCCTTCAGGGTGGACTGGTCATCAAAGCCGCTGATGGCGTTGTGCGCCAACTGCTTTGCAGCCACCTGAGAGCGCCGCAGGCCGGTGGTGTCCAGAATGACAAAAAGCTCCGTCAGCACACCGCTGTCCTTTGCAGAGCGGATGCGATGGTGGCCGGAGATAATCTCGATCTTGCCGTCGATGAGTGCGCAGAACGGGAGGCTTTCAAGCTGGCCCCGCTTCTTGATGTTGTCGGTGAGCTGCTTCTGCATCTCGGTCTTCATAATACGAGCGTTGATGTCCTGCTCGCGGAAGTCGGTCAGCTTTACTTTGGCAATGACCAGACCGAAACCCATGTCAGCGACCGTTTCATACTTTACGGCTGCGCTGCCGACTTGGTTTTCTCGCGCTGTTTCTGCCATCGTTCTTCCCTCCTTAACCATTCGTCTAATGTTTCTTCGTTTGTTCGGTCATATAGTGGGGATTCATATGTGAGCCTCCAGCCCATCTTCTTGTCCGGGACTTTCTTGGTCAGTTCCATCAGACCCCGCATTTCTTTTGACTCCGGGTACTTGGTCATCTGCACCGTCTTCAGGGTCTTAGCTTTTTCCTTCTCCAAATCCGTGCAGATGCTCATTATCAATGCCTTGTTCTGAGTTAGCATCTGTAACAGCCGCCCCAGCCGGTAGGTCTTATGGGGAACGGTCATGCCGTACATGAGGAACACGGCATCAGAAACCTGCGTGCCGAAGGCTCCCATCGTGAGCGCCGACTTGTCCAGCCCGAACACGCCCGCCAGTTTGCCGTCGATGAGGACGGCCATGTTGATAGGCGCAGATGAGCCGACGAAGTTGTGCGTCCAGAGCTTTCTGTAATACTGAGCGGCTGTGCGCTCGATCTGAGTAATCTGAATCTTGCTCTTGCGGGTGATTTCATAATCACGTGGCAGGATGCTGCAATCCAGCGGCTCCAGCTTACCCTCGTTCGGGCGGGTAATCATTTTACCCTCGGCAAGCATGGTCGCCTCATCCGGGCGGTTGGTAGTCAGGTACACGTTGATGCCGTCACGCACACCATACCGGGCAAAGACAGGATGCCCGGCAGTGAGGCCCGGGGCGTTCTCCTCGTAGCACATCAGAAGGCACTTGGCATCGTTCATCTTGTCGTACAGATCGTTCAGTCCGGTCTTGGGGTCAAAGATGCCGTACTCAGGTTCTTTCCACGTCATACGCCCGCCGGTGTCATACCACTTCTCGAAGCCAGCAGCATAGGTGGGCGGATTGGCAACCACAAGGCAGTGGGGGTCATCGTAGCACTCCTCAAGGTGTTTCCACATATCCAGCGGGCGGTAGCTCATGCCGTGTAGGAGCTGCTTGGCTCTGTCGAGCTGTGCGCGGAGGCTGTCAATGTAGTATTCGCGCCGCGCTTCGAGATCGACCATTAGTTCGTAGCCATATTCTCTGCCTGCGTTGCGCGTAGCTTTCAGGTACTTCCACGCATAGAGCGCTACCGCAGGGTCGAGCAGTTCCTCATTCGTGAAGCCGTCCGCTCTGATTTCCAGCTCCTCAAGGGACTGGCCCGTGATGGCATATCCCATGATGGAGGTGAACATCGAAACGTCGCTGGCCTCGATCTCGCTGGGCTTGTACCCGCACTGTGCCGCGATGTGCGACATGGCGAAAGCGCCGGCACACGGCTCAACGAACCGGGTGTACCCCTGCTTATGGGCGTTTTTCAAAAGAACCGCGATGAAACGCTGCTCTACCGGGGTCAGCGTCCCGCCAACAAAGAACGTCCCCGGATTCTGAAACATTGCCATAGTTTTTTCTCCAAAACAAAAAAGAGCGACGGTTTCCCATCGCTCTCGCATGTTGATATTCAGTTATTCGTCGTCTTCCTCGTCCTCATCTTCATCCGGAACGTCCCATACCTCCAGCAAGCGCTGTTCCATGTCGGGCTTTTCTTTGAAACTGCACATATTGAACGGCTTTTCAAGCTCAGGGTGAGCGTTGCGCCAAATGTCATAAGGCTTTCGGCTTTGCACATACCCTTTCTTGCGGAACATTTTCATATTCCACAGATAACAAAATCGTTCAATGTTGAGCGAACTGAGGCCATAGCATTTATCGGGATTGAGAAAAGCTTCGTCAGCCTGATAGGAACCGCATTCGACGCAGCATCCATTATTGTCGATCGGCGCAAACTTCTCACCGTCAAACTCTAAATACGCACCGCAGACATCACAGCATATTCTTGTGATTTCATTGTTCATATCCTACAATCTCCATTTCAATATAGGTCCCTCGGAACTCTTTGACAAGAGGATCGGTCTTGCTGGCATAATAAAGACCTGTTGAAAAGCCGCACGTAGACGCGGCTTCTTCAGATTGTGCGCCTCTTCTTCGGTAATCTCGAACAGATGTCCATTTGGGAAGCGGAAGGGTTTCGCCCTCTGACAACACCGTCACTTTAATACGCCCGTCACTGCCCTTTGATGTTTCCCATGTAGGCTTATGAACTGTCCGTGCAGATGTTATTCTCATCTTTGCACCAGCAGGTATGACAATTTCGCCTTCGGACACATCGCTTGTCAGGCATACGGGCATATTGGATGGCGCTTTAATCTTTATGGCAACATCGTTTCTATCAAAGGATGTATTAACGCCAACACAAGTTGATTGTAAGGCACTATTGGTAACAGTTTTGCCTGCCAAATCCTCAAGGCTCAAAGCTCCCGTCGAAGAAAAAAGCGACTGCACATAGTTTGAATTAACCATTCGATACAAGTCCGTGTCTTTACCCAATGGTTTAGCGCACCTGCTGAAATGGTCTACTACCGCCTGCTCCTCATCGCTAAGTTTTTCTCCTTCACGAAGTTTTTTGTTCAGTTCTTCGTAGTCGGTCTGCAACGAGATTTTTCCAACTGCACCCGTGTATGCAGCATCCAACAGCTTGTCTTCGTCACTCCATGATTCAACAGCCTCCTTAGATTTTTGCGCAAATTCAAGGGTAGCCATTTGTCCCTCGCCGAAACGGCGTTTTATCTCTTGATCTCTCTCAGTATGGGTCTGCTCAATAATTGTGGTCTCCTTATCATTGCGTACACCATATTTCTGCAGAGCCTTGCTGTCAGCTTTTGAAACCGGGACATGATAGTTTCCTTTAGGCTGTGGAGCCTTCGGAGTATTTTCTGCGCTTGCGGAGCTTTGAGAAGATTTCTTGCTCGGAGTTGACTTTGCGTTCTTAAAGCTCGCTCCCTTGAGCTTGCCGCCGCTTTGAGCAACACCGTTCTCATCAATGAGAACATGGGTTCCGTTGATGGTGACCCAGTTTTCTTGTGAGCCGCCAGCATCCGTTCTGAAGAAGCCCTCTATCGAGTTCAAACTGGCTCGATTACGACGAATGGCACGGCGATAACGGTATGCTTCCTCTGGGCTGTCCTCTGAATCAAGGCGCAGTTGCAGACGTTTTTCGCGTCGCTGATAATAATTCATTATAGACTTCAGCATATCTCTTGTCAATTCATATCACCGACCTTTCTTTCAAAATCACCCCTCTGGTTTCGACTGGAGCAGTTGCTTTCCAGAGGGTTGGTTGTTTCCAAAGACGTGAGCGTCTGGAAAACCCTTGTTCGTAGGCATAAAAAATGGGAGCCATTCCATTTCTGACACAGCTCCCAGTCTATGGTTAGACCGCTGGGGAGGACTCGAACGCTCCAATCTTACGCTCAGAGGCGTATGCTCTAATCCTTTTGAGCTACCAGCGGGTATTACCACATTTTCATCTGGACAACATCAGGCTCAACCGCTTTCTGCGGCTCAGGCTGCTTCGCCCACTTGTTTGGTGACGGGTCAGGCAACTCCTCGATCATTTCTCCTGTTCTCTGGAGCCACCATTCTGCGAACACCAGTCTATGACACCACTCTCCGGGCTTGCGGACATCTTCGTAGCAACAAAGCACCACGGGCTTGCCCATGTCCTCATAATGCTGGAGAATCTGAGCAATCCGCGCCGTCCCCACTCTGTCCATGTGCTGGAAGTAGGGCGGCGTGAACCGCTCCCGGTTGTATTCGTTGAACAGATAACCCGGCGGCGCGATCTCCATGATGTTGCCTGCAAGCGTATACCGAAGGGGGAACTTAGGCGCTCCCCGTGTTATCCCAACGACTGTGTAGTTCCCGGTCTTGAGTTCCGGGTTACTGTACCGGCTGGTGTAAATCATGTGCCTCGCTCCTTCCGTACAATCCCACCAGAATCTTCACGCCCTCAGCAATCTTCTCATCGAGATCATAGCCGAGCTGCTTGTAGAATCTGCCGTGGACCATGCACTCATACGCTCTTGTCATCGTGGAGGACTGCTCCTTCGTGATGCCGAGCCTGAAGTCCTTTGCAATCCGCAAAGCCCCTTTGAAGTCGCCGTCTGCAACCAGACGTCTGACTTTATCGGATTTTCGTTCCATCTGTCGTACCTCCTAACCGTTTCGGTAAGATTTGGGCCTATCTTCATTCTAACCCTTTACCCACCGGAGTCAATCGGTTTTGCATTCGGAGCGAAAAATTTTGGCTTTACAGCTTGATACGAGGCCGGATGTTCCACTCGCGGTTTTTCCGGGGTGACACATCGGTTCACGCTTCGTATCTTACCATAGTGGTAATTGCACTGCAATAGCAACTTTTTTGCAACTTTGCCAAAATTTTAGTCCAACCATCCAAAAATCAGGGCGCTCAACTTGGAAATGCCCGCCTTCTGGTCGCGGAACACGGTTGACAAATCGACGTGTTCTTCATCGGCGATCTGCTGCTGAGTCTTGGGTTCAGGGGCAATGTAGAGGTCGTAAATCGTCCGATACCGACGCATTTCCTCCGCACGCTTGGAATGCTCACAGCGGAACTTGTAGTATTCCAGCATACGGTCGATGTGCTGCACGATGATGCGGGTGTGGGCAGCACTCTCCTGAATGCTCCTCACCACCGGGACCCTCACCCTGCCGTCGCTCTGACTCATCAGCTCCTCCATCAACTCCTCGAAGTCGTCATCCTCGGAGAGCTGGCTGGCTTCATACACGGCACTCTTGCTATGTTCTACAAAGCAGTGGTAGTTCTGAAGCAGCAGCTTGGTGTTATGCAGGCGCTTATCCTTGACGGCCTTTCGGTTCCGCTCCGCTTCGTGCTGGAACTTTTCAATGGCCGTTTCCGATGCCACCCGTACGATCTCTTGCATCATTTCCGGGGGAATGGTGACGTTCATGTCTTCCTGTGCCATATCAAAACCTCCCATAACGGGCTATGCCGCCCCTCCCCCTCCGGGGAGAAACGGCTTGCCCTTACTCTTACGCTTCTGCTATTCCGGTGAGCTTATTCCCGACAGTACGCTTTCCACAGCTGCTCATCCATGTCGGTCTTCTCCCACGGGGGAATGATTCCAGTTACACAGCCGAAATGGCCGTAGGCGGATGTCTGCTCGTAGATGGGACGGCGCAGGTCAAAATGCTCGATGATCTGGTTGGGAGTCAGACCGAAGCACTGTCGTACGGCCTTGACCAGCTTTTCCTCATCTGCTCCGCCAAACGTATCGATGCGGACGGACACGGGTTCGGCCACACCGATGGCATAGGCAAGCTGTACCTGACACCGGCTACAGATTCCGGCATCCACGATGTTCTTGGCAATGTACCGGGCCATGTACGCTGCACTGCGGTCAACCTTTGTGGGGTCTTTGCCAGAGAATGCCCCGCCGCCGTGGGGAGCATAACCGCCATAGGTGTCCACGATGATCTTCCGCCCGGTCAAGCCGGTGTCTGCCGCAGGGCCACCCTGCACAAAACGCCCGGTAGGATTGATGTACAGGTTGTAGGTATCAATGTCAAGGTCACCACCATAGACACCGGCAAAGTGCTTGGCATACTTCAGGATCGGGGTGATGACGTTCTCCGTCAGAGACTCCAGAAGCTGTTCTTCTGTTGCATTTTCGTAGTGCTGGGTGGAAATGACGATGGTGTCAATGCGTGAGGGCATCCCATCCTCCCCATATTCCACCGTTACCTGCGTTTTGCCATCGGGGAGGATAAAGGGGATGGTCCCGTCTTTGCGCCTCTGGGTGAGCCTGTAGGCCATCTGGTGCGCAAGCATGATGGGCAGCGGCATAAGCTGTTCGGTCTCACTGCACGCATAGCCGAACATCATGCCCTGATCTCCTGCTCCTCCTACATCGTCACCTGTACCCATCGCAATATCGGGGGACTGCTTATGGACTGCCACTTCGATCTTGCAGGTATTGGCATTAAAGCCAGATGCCCCGCCGGTGTAACCGATGTCGCGCAGGACCCGCCGGGCAATGCCCACAATATTCACATCGACCTTGCTCGTGATCTCGCCTGCGATGAACACCGTGTCGGTGGTGCAGCAGGTCTCACAGGCCACCCGGCCGTTCGGGTCAACAGCCAGCACTGCATCCAGCACCGCATCAGAGATACGGTCACACACCTTGTCGGGATGGCCCTCGGTCACAGACTCAGACGTAAACAGCTTTCTCATACCTTTTCCTCCTCAGCATTCTTCTTGTCTTCCTGCTCGTGGTGACATACAGCAGCAGCCGCCTGCAAGAGTCTCATCAACTCATCCAGACGGACGCTCACCATAACGGGCTTTTCCCCGTGGACAGAGAACGAGACCGTTCCCCGCGTATAGCTGGCAAGCATATTGCATTCTGCCGTACCCATGCTTTCGATACCAGCCGGTTTGCCATCGACCGCCGCAAAGGTGGTCACGGCTGCGTTCACCGTCATCTGCACCCCGTCAGGGATGCCGGACACCTGTGCAGGGACCTTTACGACGTGGCCCATAAGGGGATTCTTATTTTCTTCCATGTGTTCTCCTTTCTCAGAACGGGATGTCATCATCATCGGGCAGCGGACGGAAATCATCGTTCGTGGGTTCCGGCGCTGCCTGCGGGGTGGAGCTGCTATCTTTCTTGGACTCGCCGAAGAAGACCTGATCACAGCGAACCTCCGTCCGCTTGCGCTTCACCCCGTTTTTCTCGTAGGTGCGTGTGGTAAGGACACCGCTTGCCTCGATACGCTTTCCCTGCTTGAAATACCGGGCGACAAACTCAGCTTTCTTTTCCCACGCCACGCAGTCGATAAAGTCCGTCTGGTCCTTAACGCCGGGCCGGTCAACCGCAACCGTGAACTCCACCACGGGCTTTCCGTTGGGAGTGGTGCGCAGTTCGGGGTCGCGTGTCAAGCGGCCGCTGATGGCAATAATGTTCATAGGGTAGCTCCTTTCATCATCGTAGTAGTCGAGTTCCAGATAGTTCTTCCCGAATGCCGCCCGGAAGTCTGCGACGCTGGCTTTGTGGGCCATCATGTACTTGATCTGCCAGAACTGCTTCAGGGCATCGGAGGTTTCCCTGCACTGGTGCGCCGCATACCGGCCGTTCCGATGGCAGCTCTCACCGCATAGACTCACCTTCAGCCCAAACCGCTCCGACTTGTCCCGGAAGGGACCTCCGAAGATGTGGTGTTCTTCCATCCAGCCGGTCTTTCCGCACAGAAAACAGGTTCCGTACCTCATTCAGCATCACCCTTCTGGACGTTGGGGTTCTCCACTTCCAGCAGGATGCCGCCGCATTCCAGACACTCTACCACGATCTTCTCCGGCTCCTTATGGTCACTGACCTGAACCGTGCCGAAGCCGTTGCAGGCGATTTCCTCTGCCAGATGAGGCTCCAGAATGCTGTCATCCACATGGCGGGGGTCTTCTGCAAGGTAGGCAGAGCCGAGGGCGATGATGCCGTCTGCGGTCTCCGCGTAGCAATGACCAGCGCTCCGGCTCACCGTCATCCGCTCGCCCACAAGGACTTTGAGGATGCCCCACTGGTCCTTGATGCCGCACTTATCGGGGTTGCGCAGGATGTAGCCCTTGTCATCGCTGATGACCGTGTAGTCAACATCCACGATGCCCTCCGGGAGCTGAGGCGGTTCCTGCTCTACAGAGGGCGCAGCAGGTTTACTGTTCTGTGCGGTGTCGAACAGCGAGGTCTGCCCATCGTCGATGTCCTTCATCACATACTCCATCAGTTCCTCATCCCACACCAGCTTTCGGTTGCCGGAGAGGTTGCCGGTCGTTTTGTCCTTGACTTTGATTTCGGTGCTGATCTCGTGGCTGAAGCTGGGCTTCATCACCTGCACGGTGTCCCCCTCCCGCGTTGCATCGAAGTTCCGTTCCGGAGCCGGGGTCAGTGCCACGCTGATTTTGCAGTTGATGGAGGCGCTGTCGCTCTGGAGCCTGTCCATCTTCTGAAGCAAGCGCTGGAGGGCGCTGTCGAAGTCCATCTTGAAGGCGTTGAAGGTGTCCGCGCTCAGGGACAGCACATACGTTTTGTCGCTCATAGTCATTCTCCTTTACTGTTCATACGGTATATCTGAGATTTCAACGATAACACGCGGGGTGTCGGAGTAGAACTTCCGAACCAGCGCGTCTACAATCTGGGCATCATCGCGGTAGGCAATGCCGTTCAGGGCATCGCAGATGATTTTGCCGATGTTGTCGAAATCAGGCTTTCGTGTCGGACGTATCAGGCGGTCAATCATGGCAAGGTGCTTTTTCCTACTGGCCGATTTCGGAACGGAGAGGAACGCAAAAATTCTCACGCTCAACATGGCGTCATCAGCAAACCGAACCCCGGATTGGATTCTGTACTCGGTCTTTACGAGGTTTTCGTACAGAACCGTGTTCTCCGGGGTTCTGGCTGTCACATGACCGCATACGGTCGAGAATTTCGGACGTTCTTTGCCTCGCGGCTCTCCGTAGATGCAGAACTGCGTCCTCATTCCCCTGCCGCCTGCTTCGGCTTGTCGTTCGGAGTGTACTCCAGATAGTATTCGTAGCTTTTCTTGCCCGGCCGGAGCTGCTTGCCCTGCCGGACGGTGTAGTCGTTCTTTACGAGGATGGCAGCTACCGTCAACCGGTCCTCAACGCTTGCGATGATAACTTTATCCATCGTTGCCCTCCAAAAAGTTCTTCATCTCGTCAAATCTGCGAGCTGCTTCTGCCTTTCTCCACGACCGACCTGTGAACTGCATCGGGTAGCACATTTCAAAGATACGGTCATAGATGCGGGTGTAGCGGATGTCCGCAGATTCTTTCATTTCGGCCATGCTCAGGTTCGTGGTGAGGATGATGGGGAGTTTGGCTCTGTACCGGCTGTCCACGATGTCGTAGACCTTTTCCAGCGCAAAGTCCGTGCTGCGTTCAGCGCCGAGATCATCAATGATGAGCAGCTTTGCCCTGTTCAGCCGGGCAATCAGGGCGCTGTCATCCTCGCTGAACCCCTGCATGGTTTCCAGCAGTTTCACAAACGAGGTCATCACCACCGGGACCCGCAGGCTCAGGAGATGGTTTGCAATACAGGCTGCTGCGAACGTCTTGCCCGTTCCGACTCCGCCGTAGAACAAAAGCCCCTGATTCTTTGCCAGCATCTCGTCGAAGTGCTTCGCATACCGCAGGCAGAGCTTTAGGTTGTAGGCATTGTCCTTGGTCTGCTGGAACTTGTCAAAGCTGATGTCCCGCAGGCGTTCGTCCATGAGGCTTTGCTGTTTCAGCGCTTGTGCCGCCCGCATTTCCCGGTCCTGCATGAGCATCTGCTCTTCCTGCTTCCGCCGTTCTGCCCTGCAACGGCAGGACACCGGCATTTTGACCCGGACTTTCTTCTTGGGGTCGAACGGAACAGCCTTCAGGTCAGGCATATTGACCTCTACCTGCCGACGGGTATGGCAGTTCCCGCAGACGAGGAACCCTTCATCGTCGTAGTAATCACCATTCTCCGGCTGATTTGCCGCCTGCGCCTGACGAACAACGCCTTGCAGCAGGCCATCAAACTCACCCATTCTGCTCACCCCACTCTCTGAACGGATTTTCTTCAGCCGGCGTAGATTCGCTTGCGCCCTGCTGAAGCAGGCCCGGCTTCTTTTCCTTGACCCGATCTACGACCCAGCAGAGGATGGCGCGGTAGTCGTCCTTGTAGGTCTTTCCTCGTGCGCCCTTGTAGTTGTCAAGCTCCACAATGCAGGCATCCGCAAAGGCTTTGCCGTACAGTTTCACGAGCCGGTCGTAGTTCGCTTCGCTCATCTTCACGAACTCCGCATAGGATTTCTTATCAGGTTTCGGCTTTGCTGGCCGCTTTGCTTCTGGCTCCACAGGAAGTCCCATCTGTTCCGGCTCCGGGGTTTTCGGCGCAGGCTTTGCGGCCTCACGCTCCATCTGCCGGGCTTTCCGCTTTCGTTCAGCATCCAGCCTGCGGTTTTTCTGGAGCTTATACCACTGCTCCTGCCATGTGTCCCAGTCATGGATGTAAAAGCCGTCGGTCGCCACATCAATCCAGCCGGTGTCCACAAGGGCTTGAACCACTTTGCCCATGTCGAGCTGGCAGTCCTCGCCGCAGCCGTACAGGTATCGGCTCAGGACTTCGAGGTCGGCATCCTTGACCAGCCCGGTCTCATCGGCGTTCTTCATGCCCCAGAACCACAGGAAGTTCAGGATGCCGAGGGCTTCAAACTTGGAACACCCGATGGCGCGGTATAATCTACGGAGCTTCGTACCGTCCACCTCCTGATGTACGCTTATCCACGGCATCCCCTCACCTTCCTTTTCCGCCGGTGGCTTTATTCTTCGGTTGCACCGTCATTTTTGGTGCCTTCCTCAGCTTCCAGCTCCGCCTTGTGGGCTGTGCAGATTTCGACCAGCCGCTCGACCACCTTGTTGTAGGTGGACATCTTCATGCCGGTCGTAGAGGTCAGCCCCATCTCCTCGATGATGGACTTGACCACGGCGTTGCCCTTGTCCTTGCCGAAGTTTGCCTGCGCCGCCTTGAAAAGCTGCTGGCGCTGCTCCTGCGAGATGACCGGGTCTTCTTCCTCGGCCGGCTGTTCTTCCGGCTTCGGGTCATCCAACTCCCTGTACCCCACCGGGATAGCGCCAGATGCAATCATCTCATCCTCGGAGTACACACCCTCATAGTCCTTCGGGAAAGCGTCCCTCACGCACTGGCTGACAGCGACCTTGTTGATCATGGTGGCAGGCTTGGATTTCCAGTTTGCCTGCCCCTTGTTGTACTCGGCAAAGGCAACTTCCTTGAATGCAGTGCGTTCCTTGCCGTTCCGCATGAAGGTAACGCGGCACCAGCCGCCAACCAGAGTTTCACCCGGATAGAGGCAGCATCCCTCTTTCTGGATAATCTCGTTCCCACGCTGTACCGTGATGCCGTCGTTCTTGAACAGGTAGTCCGGGTGGTCAAATGCTCTGCGGAGGTAGGCATCCTTGCCAACGACCATCTGCGCCGGGTCATCCTTGCTGTACTTGATGAGGTACACCTCACCCTGAACCAGCGGGTTGAGCTTCTGTTGGCGGCAGGTATTCATAAAGAACACGAGTTCCTGATTGCTTACCAGTTCTGCCTTGCCGCGAACGAGGTACTTCTTCACGAAATCCAAATCCAGCTCAACGTGCGTACCAAGAACGTCGTAGCTGACAACGAGAGCGTTGCTCTCAGCCTTGCTCATAGCAGTAGACATATTCTCTTACCCCCTGAAGCTCATTTTTGCGACCTGACGGTAGGTGATGCCGGGAATCTCGATCTGGCCCTTCGAGGCGCGGATGAGGCGCATAACAGCGGCCTGATCGACCGGGCGGAGTTCAATGCCAGCCACCGCCAGCGGGACTGCCTTCGGGTCGATCTCGACGATTTCCCAGTCCTTCGAGGTACTGACACCAGAGACTTTCGGCGCGGCCGTTGCGGGTACTACCGCATAGCTTGCCGCATCATCCATGATGGCAGCTTCCTCAAAAGCGGCTTCTGCGCCATCTGCATCACCAGCGGCTTCCAGAGTAGCCGCTTCCTGAATCTTGCGTTCCCGTTCGGCTTCCGCCGCCCGCCGGGCCGCTTCCTCGGCCTCCCGGCGCTTGCGCTCCTGCTCCGCGATGTAGGCGCTCATCGCCTGCTTGACCGTCTTCTCTGCATTGCGCAGCGGGGTCAGCATGGCCTTTTCCCGGTCGCAAACCGCTTTGTGGGCCTGATAGGCGCTGTCTTTCATGGGCTTGAAGAACGTCGTGATCTGCGATGCCTTTTTCTTCAGCATCTTGCCGAACTCACCGGCAAAGGCGTAGTCTTCATCACTCTGGATAACCAGCGACTCCGCCTGAAACTCAATGTCGGTCACATCGCGGGAGAGCTGCTGCTCATCAACGATTTCAGCCTGCGGCACGGTTGCCACCATAGTTTCCTTTTCCATCTGTCGAACCTCCTAAAAATTACTCGTTCATGTAGTTCTTAATCGTCATCAAGGACGAGAACACCGACCAGCACTTCCCGCTCCGGGGGAAGCGTACCTCCTGAAAGCCTTTCTTGGACAGGTGGAGAATCAGCCGGTCATCGACCTTGATGTCGTGGCTCTCCCATGCTCTGTCATAGGCTTCAAGCTGCACAGCGCAGAGCTTGCTGTTCACCTGCGCCGATGTCTTGTAGTCCACCAGCGTCACCCTGCCGTCGATGATGCACAGCAGATCGACCGTGCCTGCATACCGCAGGATTTTGTGGTAGACCTTGGTTTCGGTCGCCAGAACTTCCGGCTTGCGGCTATCCCACCACTCCCGGAAGCCGGCAAAATACCCGGCATACACCGGTGGAATGTCCTCGATGCCGAATTTGGCGTAGTTCTCCACCGCGTTGTGGATGGCTGTGCCACGCTTTGCAGCTTTGTTCAGAACCTCCGGGTCCACCGTGCTGTAAAAGTCACTGGACAGCGGTTTCATCAGGGTGGTCACGCTGGGTACTTCCAGTCCGTTCAGGTAGTAGAGATGCCGTTCTTCCTCAAATGTCAGTTCCGGGAACTGCGGAATTTCGGGCTTCACGCATTCGTTGCTCACGTTGCTTTTCTCCCTTCAGGTTGATTGCCAACCGCATATAGTAGTCAGTCAGCTCGGTTTCGTACAGAAGCGGAAGGTAGCTCTCCGGCTGCTCTGCCAGTTCGCATTTGCGCCGGGCATACCATAGAACGCTGGTGGCTACCACATCCGGGATTTTGAATCCCAGCGATGTTTCCGCCGCCTGCCGCGCTTCTGCCAGCTTATCGGCACTCATGCCTTTTCCGCGAGTCTGCGGTGGATTTCCTGAAGCAGATCATCGGTAGGAACCTTGCTCAAGTCCAGACCCGCCTCAGAGTCCTCAAAGAGGATAGAGGGGACCTTCAAAGCGGGGCGGATGCCGCCCGAGTAGGAGCAGAAGTTGCGGTTCCAGTCGCCATTGGAGCTGACGAACAGGGCGAGATCACCGTCCGACTTGCTGGGGCCGCTCCAACCGGTCGCCAGCCAGCACCACCGCTCCGCATTGGGGATGATGTCAGCGTACTTGCGAGCTTCATCCAGTGTAAGCGGCGCAGCCTTCACCGACAGCTTCCCATAGCAGCCGGAACCGTCCAGCGTGGTCAGATCGATCTCGCGGGGGATGAGCTTGGCGTTGTCGAGGCCCTTCTTGCCCATGTCCTCCAGCCACTTGTCCACGGCCTTCTTCAGGTCGCTCTCTGCGTAGTTGTTTGAGCTGCCAAATTCAGATTCACCAACCGATTCCAATGCCAGCAGGAACAGGCTGTCCGGCAGGCTACCACGACGCTCAACATCCAGCACCACAAATCTGGTTCCGGCCAGCGTAACGATGTCACCCGGCTCATGCAATACTGCGTACTTTTTCATGTTTCGTTCCATCCTTTCTTACCGGCGATGCAAACACGCCGATATTCAATCCGCCGATTTTTTTCATGGCTTCGTCGAGTTCTCTCGCGGTTGTGATGCCATATTCTTCTGCCAGCAGCTTCTTCAGCGCTTGGAGGTCAGCCATCGTCTGCACCTCCATTCAGGAGCTTGGAGCCAATGAGCTTCAGTTCCCGCGCTGCCCGAATCAGTCCGTCGAGGTAGTCGAGGATTTCGGTCAGGTCAGCCCACTCATCCTTGGAGATGATGCCATCTGCCGTGATGTCGATGAGCTTTTCCTTGACCTGCTCAATGTCACCCTGCCGGAGCTGCTTCAGCAGCTTCATGGTCGTACGCTCTACCGAGGCAATTTCAGGGGACGGCATTTCGAGGCTCTTTCCGATAAGGCACTCCGACGAGCAATACCACGCCATCAATTCCGGTGCGTTGTAGATGTCTGCCATCAGAACCACCTTATCCACCGGGATGACCTTTGTGTTGCCCAGCTCGTAATCTGCAAGGCTCGAAACCGAGATTCCGAGCAGTTCCGCAGCGCCTTCGCGGCTACCGAGCTTATCGTTGTGCTTTGCGGCCTCTTTCCTACACCGGAAGCACTGGTTTTCACAGGCTTTTGCGGCATCGCGTCCCATTTTCTTTGCCCCCTTGATGCGCTATACTTTAGACATCAGCAAACCGCCATGCGTATACTTACCCTTTCGGTAAGTTGTCGTCGAAAAAAATAGCGTTGACCTGATCGCTGGTCAGGTCAAGCGCCTTGGCGACAATGCTCATTTCCTCATTGGAGAACTCGACCTCTCCGCGCTCCTTCTTGGAGTAGGTAACAAGCGATTTGCCGATCAATTCGGCCATGTTCTTCTGGGTCTTGCCTTTCTCGACCCGGATGCCCTTGAGCTTGGAGCTATTCATCCGCTCACCCCCTTTCCGTGTCTTCATTATAGCTTACCGATATGGTATATGTCAATCTTAAAATGATAATTTTGGTAAGTTTTGTTTACTCTTTGACAAGTATGTTATAAACTTGGTAAGTAAGCTACATTGGGAGGTATGACTATGTACAGCAAAGCCATGTTCGCCAAACAGTTCAAAGAACTCATCGACAAGCGCGGCCTCACGCAGCGTGCTGTCGCAGAGCGCATCAACACGACGGAGACTACCATCTCGCGTTATGTTTCCGGCGATAGAACGCCGAACATCGAGACCGCTGTGGAGCTGGCCTCTGTACTGGGCGTGACGCTGGACGTTTTGGTCGGTGCCGATCTGCCCGCCGCAGGCCGTACGCCGCCCGACGTCAGCATCTTAGTCGCCTGCTACGAGAAAGCGTCCATCGCAGACCGACAGGTTTTGTGGTCGCTGCTCGACCGCTACATGACCCCGGAGCAGCGGGTCATCATAACGTCCATGCAACGTGAGGAAAAAGCCGACGTAGGCTGATACGGGTTGACTTTTCGAGGAGGTGAAAATCATGACGAAGCAACGTACCGGGGACGAACTTATCGTCTTTGATGATATGCCCATTGGTAAATCCTTGAGCGACTACTGGCGTTGGAACGCCTCAGACCTGCTCAACAACACCCTGCGAGGCTCCTACTGCGAGTTCATTGTATCCGCCGCGCTGGGCATTGATCTGAGCGGAACCAACGATGACTGGACTCCCTACGACATCTCTTTCCCCTACAACTGGGTATGTAATGGCGAGGCCCGCGATGAAGTGCGCATCGAGGTCAAGAGTTGCGCATATCTTCAGGCATGGCGGCAGGGCGATGGCAGGCTGTCCAACATCCAGTTCAGCATCCGGCCAACGAGAGCTTGGGACTCCATCAGCGGTTATGCTGAGGAGGTCAAACGGCAATCCGACGTGTATGTGTTCTGCCTCTACACCGAGACTGTGCGCGAGCGAGCCGACCCGCTCGTGTTGGATGGATGGGACTTCTACATCGTACCGACCCACGTTCTGGACGAGCAGTGCGGCCCTCAGAAGACGATCTCACTTACCATGCTGAAAAAGCTGGAGCCATACCGCGCTGACTATGGCGGCATCCGAGATGCCGTTATCCATTCGCTGGATGTGTACCCCTCTCCCGACAATTTGCATAATTCTTAGCGTTCTTTTTTGTGCATAACAGAAAAGCAGCCCCGCACTACGCACGGAGCTGCTTTTTCTTCAGCTATCATTATCTTCTGGAGGTTTCGCAATGGGCTATGTGACGAAGAAGCCGGCACAACGCTTTGAGGAAAAGAAAGCCGCCATATACGTTCGAGTCTCAACGCAGTATCAGGTTGACCGGGCTAGCCTGCCTGTCCAGCGAGAAGAACTCATCAACTATGCAAAATATGCCCTCGGCATCTCGGACTATGTGATTTTCGAGGATGCAGGCTACTCTGCCAAAAATACCGACCGTCCAGACTATCAGCAGATGATGGTCCGAATGAGGACCGGCGAGTTCTCTCACCTGCTGGTCTGGAAAATCGACCGTATCAGCCGTAACCTTCTGGACTTTTCCGTCATGTACGCCGAGCTGAAAGAGCTTGGCGTGGTCTTCGTGTCGAAGAACGAACAATTCGATACCAGCTCCGCGATGGGCGAAGCCATGCTCAAAATCATCCTGATCTTTGCGGAACTGGAGCGCAAAACGACCTCTGAGCGAGTCAGCGCCGTCTTCGTGTCCCGCGCCAATGATGGTATCTGGAACGGCGGAAAGGTTCCCTACGGGTACTCCTACGATAAAGAGGGCAAGACCTTCTCCATCGCCGAGGACGAGGCCAAAATCGTCCGTCTGATCTACTCCCTGTACGAGTCCGAAAAGTCCATTGTCCGGGTTGCTCGGATTATGAACGAGCGTGGCCTGAAATCCCGCGCTGGAAACGACTGGAGTCCGACCACCGTCCACACGATTCTTTCCAGTCCATTCTACTCTGGAACGTATCGGTATAATTACCGCGACGAGTCCAACACAAAGCGTTTCCGCGAAAAGGGCAAGGACGAATGGGTATTGGTCGAGAACCACCACCCGGCCATTGTGTCCCCTGAACGACAGGCTGCTGTCGGTGCCATTCTGGAAAGCAAGCACTACAACAAGAATGCCACCTATCAGCGGAAAAACGTCCACGTCTTCGCCGGGCTGCTCACCTGCGGCTGCTGCGGCTCCACGATGGCCGCAACCACCGATAAAGTGCGGACAGACGGATGGAGACCGTCTATGTACATCTGCTCGCGGCGGCGCAAATCCGATGACTGCACCAACAAGTACGTCTCTGATGTAAGCCTCGGCCCATTCGTACTGAACTTCTTCGCCAACCTGATAAAGGCATCCAACTCCTTCGGCAGAACGACATCCATCGAAACATTGGAGAAGAAGCTGCTGCGCGGTGAAGCCCTCTCCCGCGTTGACCACATCGAGCGTCCGGGCCTCGAAGAACTATACAACCACCTGCGCAGCGGCTTTGAAGAGAAGCGCTTTGAGCCACCCACCATCGCGGCCACGGAGGCCAGCGCGGACTTGAATGAACGTGATCTGCTGCTTTCCGAGAAACGCCGGCTTGAGCGCGCCCTCAACCGCCTGAAGACCATCTATCTCTACGGAGATGACGAGATGGCAAGCAAGGACTTCAACATCGAGCGTGAGCGCATCACCAAGGCTCTCAGCGAGGTAGACTCCCGCATCAACGAACTGGACATTGCCAACGCCTTTGACCTGTCACTTTCCGACGAGGCATTCATGCAGAAGGCCAGCCAGTTCATCCTGACGCAGCAGCTCTTGGACAAGCGCTATGTGAACTACGAGCGTTTCATCCGCAAAATCGACCCCAAAATCGTCAAGGATTTCCTCAACGAAACAGTTTCAAACTTTTGTATAAAAGACGGGCTTACCACCTCGATTTTGCTCAAAAACGGAATAGAGCTACGATTTTCGTACAAAACTACCGAATAAGAAAAAAGTCCAGAAACCCGCATGGCTTCTGGACTTTTTCATTACTTTTTATCTTCTGGGTCGTTCCCGCCTCGTATAAACATCGCATCCCCGAAACTAAAGAAGCGATAGTGCTCCTCCACAGCTACTTTATAGGCAGCCATGGTCTTTTCGTAGCCGTACAAGGCCGATACCAGCATGATAAGGGTGCTTTCCGGCAGATGGAAGTTCGTGATAAGGCCATCGATGCAGTTGAACTTCACGCCCGGGTACAGAAAAATGGAGGTGTTGCCGCTGCAGGCGCGGATCTCGCCGTACTTTGCGGCAACAGCTTCCAGCGTGCGGCAGCTGGTGGTGCCCACAGCGATCACACGATGACCGGCGGCCTTGGTGTCACGAATCATCTGCGCCGTTTTTTCGTCGATGCTGTACCATTCGCTGTGCATTTTGTGATCCGTGATCTCATCCTCCTGCACAGGGCGGAAGGTGCCCAGACCCACATGCAGGGTCACTTCAGCAATGTTCACGCCCTTGGCACGGATGGTATCCATCAGCTCCGGCGTGAAATGAAGGCCGGCCGTAGGGGCTGCAGCACTGCCAAGCTCCTTTGCGTAAACAGTCTGATACTGGCTCTGATCCTCCAGCTGCTTTGTGATGTAGGGCGGCAGAGGCATTTTGCCAAATTCGTCCAGCTTTTCATAAAGCGTCTCAGTATCGTAATAAAATGTAACGTACTTGTTGCCATCTTCCATGGTCTCATCCACCACAGCAGTCAGGGAGCCATCGCCAAAGCTCACTTTGGTGCCGGGCTGCATCCGCTTGCCGGGCTTTGCCAGACATTCCCACTGGTCACCTTTGACCTGACGCAGCAAAAGCAGCTCACACACAGCACCCGTGGGCTGCTTGACGCCCACGATGCGGGCAGGCAGAACCTTGGAATTGTTTACCACCAGCAGGTCGCCCGGCTCTAAAAATTCCGGCAGATCGTGGAAGATCTTGTGCTGGATGCTGTCGTCTTTCTGGCTCAGCACCATCAGCCGTGCAGAGTCTCTGGGGTCAGCCGGCTCCTGTGCAATGAGCTCTTTGGGTAAATCATACCAAAAATCTTTTTTTAACAT